CATCACAGGCGTTCAACTAGAGGTCGGCTCGCAGGCAACCCCGTTCGAGCATCGACTGTATGCGGATGAGCTTGCACGGTGCCAGAGGTATTATGAAAGGCTTAACTTTTTAAACACAGATTATGTTCTACAAGGTCAAACAGGTGGGGCTACTACTACAGCTAATGGTTTACTTTATTATACAGAAAAAAGAACTGCTCCGACGGTTACTTTACCCAGTGCGGGTCAGACTACCGGAACGATTACTTTTTTAAACCCAACAGGCGGTTATCCATCTTCCACTGGTAGTCATGTCATACAGGTTGCTGGACCTAAACAATGTCGAGTTTACGGTAGTGGTTACACTGGGCTTACGGCGGGTAGTAATTCCATATTGTTTTCTACAGGTACAACCTCTGTTGACGTAGATGCGGAGCTATAAAAATGAATGAAATGCAAATCACTTCCGCTCAATACATAGAAGCACTACTACCTGATGGAACATCAGAAAACACTTCAATAAAAGCCACCATCGACGGCGTTGAGATGTTCGTACCCTTAGACCCAGCAAACCGTCACTACGCCGAGATCCTGCGCCAAGTTGAGGCTGGCACACTAACCATTGCTGATGCGGAGTAATGAATGCCGCTAACAAAGCTCCAATTTAAACCCGGAATAAATAGAGAGGGTACGAACTACTCTAATGAAGGCGGTTGGTTCGACGGCAACTACATCCGCTTTACTTACGGGTATCCGGAGCGCATTGGCGGGTGGGCCAAGACGGGTTCTTCGCCATTTGCAGGCAACGTGCGGTTTATGCACGATTTCACTACATTGTCCTCTGAAAACCTGCTCTTTATGGGTAGCGAAAAAAAGATCTACCTTGAGGATTCTGGCGCACTTTATGACATCACACCAATCCGCTCGACTGTAAGCCTACCTACCGACCCTATTAACACCTCGGGTGGTGCAGGTAGCGGCGTGATCACCGTAACAACGTCCGCGGCCCACGGCGCACAGGTCGGGGATTATGTAACACTTTCTGGTTTAACCGCCGTAGATGGCTTAACTACGGACGACTTAAACCAAGAGCTTGTGGTTGTTTCTGCACCTACAACTACGACATTTACAGCAGATACTGGAGGTTCGGCTACATCCGGCGGTGTATCGGGTGGTGGTTCTTCTGGTCAGGCAGAGTTTCAAATTAGTGTAGGGCTAAACTCCACTATTCTGGGGCCGGGTTGGGGTGCTGGTACATGGGGCCGTTTTACGTGGGGTTCGGGCGCAGGCTCTTTGGCAGGGCAGACACTTCGCCTTTGGTTTGCAGACGATTTTGGTGAAGACCTGATATGTAATATAGCTGACGGCGCAATCTACTATTGGGACGCAACAGGTACGACTAGCAGTCGTGCCGTGCTTTTAAGCAGCTTGTCCGGTGCATCTGACGTACCAACTATTGCTAGAAAGACGCTGGTATCTGAAGTAGATCGCCACGTTTTAGCTTTTGGGTGCAACCCTGTAGGGTCCGCGGACCAAGATCCACTGCTTATCCGCTGGTCTAGTCAGGAGTCGGCCACCGATTGGACCCCTACAGCTACGAATACGGCAGGCGATTTACGTCTGTCACAAGGCTCTGAGATTATGACTGCGGTGCGTACAAGCCGCCAGATACTGGTTTGGACAGACCACACTTTGCATTCGGTACAGTTTACCGGTGCGCCGTATGTGTTTGGAACAGCACTTTTAGCGGACAACGTCAGGATTGCTGGACCTAACGTGGCTATCAGCGTGAACGACTTGGTTTTCTGGATGGGCCAAGAGAACTTTTATGTTTATGATGGTCGTATACAGCCCATTCCATGCTCTGTTCGAGAGTATGTGTTTAACAACATCAACCCTCAACAATCCTTTAAGTTTTTTGCCGGTAGTTTAGCTAGCCAGACAGAGGTTTGGTGGTACTACTGTTCTGCCGGATCAAGCGAGATTGATCGGTATGTTGTCTATAACTACGGGCAGCAGATTTGGTATTACGGTACGTTATCCCGTACGGCTTGGAATGACCGAGCGTCGGGTCAACGCAGCTATCCGCAGTCTGCTAGCACGGACTATTATCTTTATAACCACGAATATGGGTTAGATGACGGCAGCACGGCTCCGGCTAGTGCCGTTCCGGCATATATTCAGTCGGCAGATTTTGATATAGGTGACGGGGACCAGTTCATGCTGATCCGCCGCGTTATCCCTGATTTGTCCTTTGACGGGTCTACGGATGCTACCCCGGCAGTAACTATGTCCATGCAGTCTCGTGATTTTAACGGAAAGGCTGTTACAGAGACGGTATCTGGTAGTGTAGAAGAGAGTAGCTCTGACATCTATACCAATCAGGTGTTCTTACGGGCCCGTGGCCGCAGCATGAACTTCAAGATCAGCAATGCCGACACGGGTGTGAATTGGCGGTTAGGGACGCCGCGTTTGGATGCGAGACCGGACGGTAGGCGATGAGTACAAAAATTGTCCGTACCATTTTACCGGTAGCTCCGGATATATATAACCAGAACTTTGTAAACCAGTTAGCCCGGAACTTAGACAGGGTCATAGACGAGCAACGGAACCCTCTCTTAAACATACAAGATGTCCCGTCTGACTCGGTTGCTAACACATTGGAAGTTGGCGATTTGTTTGAGGAAAATGGGTTTTTGCGTATTGTGCGCCAAAATGATATATTTTCTGGAAGCACTAGCGCAACTGCCGCAGTTGGAACAGTTACGGTGAGCACTCCATGAGCGATGATACAATTATTGTAATGGGAGACAACTCCCGCTGGCGTCCGTCAACAAGTAGGGACATAGTAAGTTGCGCTTCGTGTCCTAATGAGGTTGATACACCGGAAGAAATCGCCAGTTACCCAGACGGGAACTGCCCTAATTGCGGCAATTCATGGACAGGAAATGAAAAAAGAAGTACTATCATTCAAGTCACAGTGCCCGAGGCACTAGGCGGTGGAGCGGGATAAATGGCAAAAAGCGCGGTTAAACAAGAAGAGTTTTCTTTTCCAGAAGGTGGTATTGGCAACTTCTATCTGGAAGACGATGAGCTAGAGGCTCTAGAACGCGCTGAAACCGAAGAAGAGTTCGGTACTTCCGGTATTGCTAATTTCCAAGACGTGGCAGACAGAATGGCCTCATACGGTCGTTTTGGTGATGACACTGTAGCTCACGTCGAGACCGGTGAGCTGGTTGTTCCAAAAGCCCTGATTGAAAACAACCCAAAGCTTCGAGATTCTATTTTTGATCATTTACGCGAATTAGGTGTTGAAGACCCTGAACGCTACGTTGTCGGTTCTGGTGCTAACTCGATCAACCCGGAAACCGGTATGCCGGAGTTTTTCTCCTTTGGTAGTATTGGCCGAGCGTTTAAAAAAGGTGTTAAATCAATATCTAAGGCAGCCAAAAAGGTTACAAAAACTCTTAAAAAGGCTGTTAAAGGTGTTGTAAAGGTAGCTAAGAAGGTAGCTCCGATTGTCCTACCGATTGTAGGAACAGCTATATTTGGTCCTATTTATGGTGCAGCACTGGGTTCCGGTATCGCGACGTTGATACAAGGCGGTAGTATAGGGGACGCATTTAAATCCGCACTTATTTCTGGTGGCACAGGTGCTCTCTTTGCTGGCGCTTCCGGGGCTCTGTCCGGACAAGGGTTCTTCTCTTCTATAGGTAAGGCTGCTAATCCCGCTAACTTGAGCGCAGGATTTAAGAGCATTGGTAGCGCACTTGGTGGGGACTTCTCTGGTATCTCCATGTCAAACATGACTGCGGGTCCTGCTTCAGAAGGTGGAACTGCTTACCAAGACACTAGATACATGGACATGTTCGGCTCGGACGTACCTAAAGCCGCCGTTCCTTCTGTAAGGGAAGCCGCAACATCTGTCACTAACCAGCCTGCATCATCTCTTGTTAACCAGCCCGGTTCAACAGGTCTTGACGCTTACGGTAGGCCATATGCGGTTGCCCCCGACGGAACGGTTATGCCAGTAGCAGATAGTGGAGCAGCTTTCCAACAAGTTTCTCTTTCTACCCCCACTGCTCCCGCCGCTCCCGCCGCTCCCGCCGCTCCAAGCGTTAATGTTCCAGAAACACCCGGCTTCTTTGAAAGCCTCAAAGGCGCTGTTACACCCGGCGACGACGTTGGCTTTGTAGAAGGGCTACAAAACGCTTTCTTGCCATCCGGGCCAACTGCTACAGAAATTTATCAAGCTAACCAAGGCCGGATATCCTTAGATATGGCCAAGCAACTAGCCGCGGAAGCCGCTCCGAGCCTTATCCGCACTTACTTGCCAGCCGCTGCATTAGCAGGTGGCGCGGCATATGCTGCGGGGGCCTTTGATACTCCACCACAGGAAGAGCTGGATATCGACGCTATCCAAGGACCCTCGGGATCAGACCTTCTCGAACAAGACCCTACCAGATATAGGCTTGCTAACTACGAGCTCCGAAGCGCTGAAGGACCTTATGAGGTTGCTACACAATACGCGGGACTACCCGGTCCTCGCACTTACAACCCAGACCCTTTTGGAACCGCCCGTTACCGCAACATGTATAGGCCTATTCAGGCCGCTGCCGAAGGTGGAGAGATCTTCCCACGTCGTGTAGGTGGTATCATGCCTGACGAAGGTATACCCGGTAAGGACAGTGTTCGTGCAATGCTCATGCCGGGTGAGTTCGTTATGACAACTGACGCAGTCCGCGGGCTTGGAAACGGGAACGTCCGTCAGGGCATAAACAACATGTACGGGATGATGCGAAATCTTGAGTCCCGCGGGCGGAGAATGGCGTAATGGCTACTGAAACCCAAGTACAAATAGTCCGTGAAGCCCCTGAAATTGAGGCTTACAAGCTAGGGCTTCTTGAAAGCGCTAAAGGTTTAGCCAACCAACGGATCACGCTTCCAACCCAACAAGTAGCTCAGATGTCTGGGCTACAACAGGCTGCTATTCAAGCGGCTTCTCCTGCTTCCGGCGGTATTGGGGGTTACCAGCCTTATCTTGATACTTCTGGTCAAACAATGGGTATGGCCGCACCTACACTTATAGGTGCAGGGCAAACAGCTACGCCATATATACAAGGTGCTTATGGCACTGCTGGTCAAATGTACCAGCAAGGTGCCGCTCCTGTAAGTGGGGCGCAAATAGCTCAATACATGAATCCCTATCAACAGGCGGTTCAGGACGAAATAAGCCGTAGTTTTGCTCAACAACGGGCCGCGGCCAATTTAGGCGCTGTCGGTGCTCCCGGTGGACCGTCCGCGTTCGGCGGATCACGGGCCGCGATCCAGCAAGCGGAAATCGGGCGCAACGAAGCGGCTGCTTTGGCTCAATCTCAGGCTCAAAACTTTATGCAGGCGCAACAGGCGGCACAAAACGAGCAGCAACGCCGGTTGGCCGCGGCTCAAGGCATTGGATCGCTGGGCTTGCAGGCCGGTCAAACGCTTGGTCAGCTTGGGTTGCAAACCGGTCAGGCGCTTGGTCAGCTTGGTCTACAGCAGGCCAGCCTTGGCGAACTTGCTCAACAGTCTGCTCTTCGCGACATCACAACTCAATTTGAGCTTGGAAAACAGCAGCAGGCTCAACAGCAAGCCACTTTGGAAGCACAACGGCAGAGCGAGCTTGCTCAGTTGTATGAGCCCTATCAACGGTTTGCGTATCTTTCAGACATTTATAAAGGTGCGCCGTCTACGCAGCAGACTATTGCAGCGTCTACCGCGCCTAACGTATCGCCCGCACAACAATATCTTGGTTTAGGTATAGCGGGTCTTTCCGCAGCAGCGGGTGCCAGTAAATTAGCAGGGGGTTTATTCGGATGATGAACCGAGGTGTAATGGATCGTCAAATGTTCCGGAATGGCGGCGCAGCCGGGTTTCCCGACTTAAATAACGACGGCAAGATAACTCAAAAAGACATCTTGATGGGTCGAGGTGTGAAGTTTATGCAGGACGGCGGCATGGCTGGGATTATGGCTGCGGCTCCCGGCATGGCTGGCGGCATGGCGGCTCAAGATGCAGTTCCTCCTGAAGCGGCTTCTGTTGCTATGCAGTCGATGGACCCAGCAGTTCTGGAGCAAATGCTCGGTTCTGCACAACAGAGCATCAGTAACTTAGATGACGCTGAAGACTTTGAGACAGTAATTAACTCCATTCGGGGCGATGAGGCTCCGTTAGAATCACGCTACGAAGAGCTTGCTGAAATAGTCGGTCCAGAAGATGCGGGAGAAACCCCTGAATCTGTTTTGGCTCTTCTTCAGCCGGTAATGATGATGAACGCCGTGGACCAAGGCATTGGGGGCTTGGCCGAAGCTGAGATGACTCAACCGGTTGAAGGCGATATGGCCGGAGGTATTATGTCTACGGTGTCTGAACCGCCACCAGAAGAGATGCCTCCTATGGGTATGGAGGGCCCGCCTCCCGTAAATTTTAACCAAGGCGGGCTGGTCCGCCGCGGATACAACCAGCCGGTTCAATACTTTGCTCCAGAGAATAGGAACCGGGTAGCTGGTGGTGGGTTTGATCTGGGCCTTGAAGACAGTTTAGCGCTTTACGGATTAGCTGCGAACAACGACGCGGTGCCCGCACCAACTCAAGGCGACGGAACACGTCTTGGTCAACTGATGGACGCTCAAAAAGCAATTTATCGTAAGTATGGTTTAGGTGATCCCGAAGAACGCGCCGCGCAACTCGAAAAAGATAAAGACGCCATGCAGGCGCAAATACTTTTTGATATAGCGCAGATGGGTCTTGCTTATGCGGGTGGAGTGCCCGGAGAGCGATCTGGTATGAGCCCGGCAGAGCGGCTTGCTTTTGTTGCGGCACAAACTAAGCTACCACAGACTATTGCTGCTAGAGTGGCGGAGCAGGCGAAGGCCGAAAAAGCTTCTAAGAAGGAAGAGCGCGCCCTTGATTTAGCTGCGTTGCAGTCGGCTGAAACTAAGTTGGCGGCAGAAGTTGCTGCTAAAGAAGCTCGAGCCTTACAAAGGCTTAAATCTAAAACTACAGAGGTAAAAGCCACCAAAGCTTTTGTCACACAAAAGCCTATAGTGCTTGATGGGGTAGAATACCCCAAAGGTAAAATTTTAAACCTACGTCCAAATCAGGTGGCCAAAATAGATCCGGATGCTTTGAAACCCTACAAAGAAGTAAGCGGTGAGGGTGGAGCTAAGAAGTTTTACGAAGTAACAAAACCTATTTTTTATGAGGGTCAGCAACAACTGCCCGGAACTATTATTGCAATAGATTCGGGAGAAGCGGATAAAATTGAAGGTTTTGCAACCTCGGTTAAACCTTACAAAGCAGAAGAGAAAGAAGACGTAAACATCGTTTTCCCTGATGGTAGCCGCAGAGTGTATAGAAAAGGCACGGACGCTTACGAAAAAGCCATTACACCTGTAGATGAAGGTGGCCTTGGTGGTACACTGGGTGGTGTTACCACAACACAAGGTCCAGAGTCCACTAAGCCTGTCATTAATACCAAAGACATGGTTATTAAAGGACAGAGTATACCTGCGGGAACCCCTCTTTATCTCAACGAAAAAGAAATAAGTTCCCTTAAAGATGCTTTTGGTGCGGATGCCTTTCGTCCTTATGAAAAGGCTGACACTCCGCCAGATATCTTTGGCAAGGGCAGCGCTGACAAAGCCCTTCGTTATTTCTCTCTTGGTGAAGTTGCAGAAGGTGTTAAGGCTATTGATGCCTATGCCGAGGGCGGTGATGACAGGATAATGGATAGCATGATTGCAGCTTACACGGCCCCTGTTCCGGATGCCCGTGGGTTTATGCAGAAACGACAGCTACCTGATTTTGTTAAGGAAGCAATTAAAAAGCGTATATTGGGTAATTCTAACCTTAAATCACCTGTTCCTCTTAACACGTTGGATTTATCGCAAGAGGAGATGCAAAAGCTCGGTCCGTCGCAAGATGTGCCTCTGATCAACCCAGACGGCACGGTTAATATTGAGCGGGCCACGGCTGATCCAACCTTTATTATTACGGGCTTGGATTACACTAAATCGCAAGGTTTTGTTTCTTCGCTTAACCGCTTCTTCAATGGTATTGCTGGACAGCTTGCAGAATTGGGTCTGGGTACGGGCTATGCCGGTAGAGAGAGCAAGATCACAAGTGCTGCTGATAAAGAACTTGCGTCCCTTGGTCGTCGGACGCAAAATGTCCTTAGAGCGGATACTAAAGGTAAAGTCTTTGCTTTGGATGTAGAGCTTATTATGCAAGAAGTTAAGGGCTTCCTTCCAAGCGGGGCAAAGTCTGATGTGGGTGCCCTTCAGCAACTCCGCACAGTAAGAAATTCTTTGGCTTCCGGTTATGCTCGTGCGAAATATATATTAGATAGAGCCGAACAAGTACCGGGTGCATTTAGTTCGGAAACAGTAGAACAAGCTAGACTTGCAGTAATGGATACCGAAAAACTTATTGCTGAATACACCGCAGCAATTCTTGCTTACGAAGCAAACATCGGGGGCCGCGGCGCGGGTGTTAGTTCCTCTTCCGGTGGTGGGATTACGGGTAATCTTCCAAGAGTTAATAAAAGTGCTGGAGCAGTCGAGGGGAGCGACTAAACATGGCTGATCTCACGATCAATAAAGTTGAGCTCAAACCTGAGATAATTGACGATTTTCGCCTTAACTTCGGGCAGGAAGCTTCCGATTATTTGGCCAAAGATTTGGTTAACACCTTTTCGGTAGATTTTGCTGATCAAATTCAGGAAGACCCCAATTTCTTCAACTATGACCTGATCAAATCAGGGAAAGCTACCTTTTTTGACCAGCTTTCACCTCAATACACAATGGAAGTTAATGGAGAACAGAAGCCTATCCGCGATATGCTCCCCGCGGAACGTGCTGTTCGATTTCAGAACCCTGATGCTATCTCCGCGCTATTATCTAACGCTGAAATAGGCTCTTTACCCGGAGCCTTCTTTTCTGAGTTTTTCAAAACTGCACCTAGTGTGGCTGCTGGCACAAAAGCAGCACAAATGACTGCTGCAAGAACCTTTCGTAAGCCGCCCACAAGTATATTACAGTTTGGTTTACAGGCCGCACCTCCTTTAGCGGCCTTTATCGGCAGTGGTATGCTTTTATATGAAGGTGCAGATGCTTTAGAAGAAGGTATTTTTGGCCCAGATGTTCCAATATTACCGGGGCAAAAAGCCAACGTAGAAATGGTGCGTACCCTTGGCGGTGGTACCGCGGGCATACAGTTCCCTTTTCTTATGAAACAGTTCACGAATCGCGCTGCACGGGACTTTATTGCTAATTTAGCGGAAGATGCTTCAGCGCCTGTTGCCACACGGATGACGGCGGCTATCGAAAACATGATCGAAGGCATGGGCCGATCAGCTAAAGCTTCAAAAGTAGGCGCTGGTTTAACTGTTTTGGGCGAAGCTGTACCTGTTTTGGGGTCGGGTGTAGGTGCAAGATATGCAGAAGCAACATATCCGGGACAAACAGGTCCAAGGTTAGCCAGTGAACTTATCGGGGGTAATACCTTCGCGGCTACTTTAAGTAAGCTTATGCCAAAAGCTTACAACATTGTAAAAGAGAATGGCGACGCTGGTGACGTTCTAATTGGTAAGGTTGCTACAGGTAAGCAACGGAAGCTCTTTAACCGGATGAACGAGTTGTTCGAGCTTCACGGCGGCAATTATGAAAAAATGATGGCCGATCTTAATAACGCAGAAACTCGGGCGATTTTATCCGAAGTGTTCCCTGACGTTGAATTTACTGCCGGTCAACGGTTAGAAGACGATACAGGCCTTTTGATGATGGTTGAAGCCGCAATGGCTAAACAAAATCCTGAATTAATGGCCACTAAAATGAAAGCTGACCGTAACGCAAAAGAGTTTTTTGATAACTGGATCAAAGGTCTAATATCAGAAGGCTCTCAGGATGCTTTAAAAACAGCCGCTGTTTTGCGCCGAGGAATGTTTGATGATGCCCTTAAAACTCGTTTGACGGCTGCCGTTGATGCGCGGATAAAAGCGGCTCAACAATTGTTAAAGGGACCAATTAACGAAAGAAGCCAGCAAGCTTTTTCAGGCATGTTGGCGGATACCATAGACAGTCAGTTAGAACTTGCTCGTCGTAGAGAAAAAGCTCTGTGGGATAAGGTGGGTAGATTTACAGTATTTAATCCTCAAGAAATTATTGAGGGAAGTGTTACACCTTCCTTTATCCTTAAATATGACGAGCTTTTACAAGACATATTACCCGAATATCGCGATGAGTTTATAGCCGCCGCTCCAGCGCTCCATAAAACCGTACAAAACATGAAACAACGGCTTGGTTTGGATATTCGTCAAGGTATTGCTGAACAAAAAGGTGTTATTAGCCGGTTAACCAGACAAGATGCCGATTCTGTCAACGCTCTTAACACGCTTATAAATCAGGAGGCGGGAGAGGGCGCATCGCTTTCAAACCGTCTAGCTGCTGCAAAAAAGATTTCTTCTCAACTTGAAGATAAATCTAAGTTTGCAATGCTGTATGGTAACAGGTTCACTAATGCTCAAAAGAGCACAATGCTTCCTGCGGCCCGCGCACAAGCGAAAATACTCGAGCTAGAAATAGCAAAAGCCGACCCATCCAGAGTTTCTCCTGTAACAGCGGACGAACTTGTGAAACTTAGACGAGAAGTTTTAAATGACGCCTCTAACTTATATAGTGGTGCTACAACGCGTCGAGGCACGGCTAACCAAGCTCGGCAATTTGGTGAGATAGCCGAAGCTATCTTGGATGACATGAACACCGTTGAAGATGGTGTTAATGACGCTTACGATGTAGCACGTAGCTATTCCGCAGCATTAAACGATGTTTATACTCGTTCCATAGTTGGTAAAGCTCGTGCCGAAACAGCAATGGGTGCGCGACGTATTCCTCCAGAGCTTTTAACACAACAGTTTATCCGCGGAAATCCGGATGTTACCGATCTTCGGATACAAGAGTTACAAGGCATAGCTGAGTTTGCCCAAGAACAAGGTTTTGAAGGAGCAACAAAAACCTTCACAACCATTAACAACATCATGGAAAGCGCTATCCGTGATGCGCGGAAAAAGTCCGTATTTCCTCCGGGCCACTCCAGAGAAGGTCAGGTAAATGCTGACGCTTTAGCTAGGTGGAAACAAGAGAACGCGGAAACTCTATCGCGGTTCCCGGCCCTAGAACAGGATCTAGATAATGCAATTGCAGCTCAACGCACCTTTGAGGTTTATGATGCTCGCTCCGCGGAATCAAAGAAATTAGCCGACAGTCAATCTTATCTTGCGGGTCTAATTGGTAACAGTTCCCCAACCGCGGCTATTTCAGAAGCTATGAATTTTGTGCCTAAAAAAGGCACTGTTAAAGACCCTGTGGGCGGCCTAAAGCGTTTGTTCCGTTTAACCACGGTCAAGTACAGAGGCCCCGACGGCAAGCTTCTTCCTAAAGAAGAGCAAGATGCAATTCGGGCAAAAATAAACGAGGGTTTTGAAAACGCTATATTGCAATATGCGTTTATGAACGCGGGTGGCGAGTCCATCAAAACCTTTGATCCTATAACTTTTCACAAAATAATGTTTAGTCCAGTTAAAGGACAAGGCGCTGGGTTAAGTGGTGGATCTCAGTCTCTAGTCGATATAGCTAAACAATACGGGATAATGGATAAAAACCAGATTACTCGTATGCGTACCATCTCTAATCAAATGGTACGGTTAGCGGCAGCAGACGCTGCGGGTAAATTAGATGATCCTGAATTGATTCAACAGGCGGGACCCATCTTCGATTTTTATGTCGGAATGGTTGGTCTTGCAGGTGGTTCAAAAGCCTATAAAGCTTTGATGGGTGGAGAATCGGGAACAGGCGCAATTAGTGCAGCGGCGGCAGGTAAGCGCTTTATTTTAGATATGTTTAAACACAATCCTTCCTCAAAGCGGATGGAAGCGATGCAGATGCTCTTTGCTGATCCAGAATTGGCTGCTACTTTGTTACGACCAGCAACTAACGCAAAACAAAAGCAAAACCAACTAAGTCGTATTCAACGCATCCTATCAGATAAAGGTTTTGAAGTAGCCGCAGGTCAATCCCCTTACATCATTCGTGAAATGTATGAGGATGAAGACCGTGGTACTGGAATAACTAGAGAAGAGATGCTTGAACGTATGGGCCTTTCGGACGATCAAAGCTCAGTCAGACCAGAACTTCTTCAACCCAACAACTTACCGTCGCAACCGGCAGCTCCCACAACCAGTGTTGCGTCGGCTGCTCCTGTTCAGCCGAGGCCAATTACGCCGCCTCCCGCGGCCAGCGGCCCGGTTGACAGGAGCCGTTATGCTGCGATGTTCCCGACAGACATTGCTTCAGGCTTAATTAGGCAGGGTCAGGGCATAGGAAGCTTAATGGGATGATCTCCGACGCCATAAAATTGATGCTGAAATCTGAATTTCACCGTGATTGGTATATTCACGATCTTGATCGCTTAATTGTACCGGCTATCGCACACGGGAAGATGGACATCCTGTATAAGCCCGCGCCCTACGCACCACGGCCCGTGGGTCTTTTTACACACGCCTTCCTCCCTAAAGATGTGGCGCAGGGATACAGGGATGGTTCTAGTAAACTACCAGCATCGATCTGGAGTAATGGACCAAGAGATGGTACGATGTATGTGATAGATTTCATTGCGCCATATCAGAACGCTTATGAAGTGGCACGATTTACACAAAAGAAACTGACGGAGCGCTATCTTGAAACCTATCCTTATGACGGGGCTTATTTTATCCGTCAGATGAAGGGAAAGCGTGTTGGGTATGCCACGGGCGTACAGTCCGAGCTTGATATAAGGAGATATGCCTGTGCTGTTTAAGAAGAGATGGTCAGACGGGCTACATAATGATTTTGAGCACGTAGACGAATTTGAAAGCAAGTTCGGTCTTTTTGGTGGTGACGGCGGAGACGACGGCGGTGGCGGCGGTTCTCCTGATAATAGCTACTCCGACATGTTTGGTAGCGCAGATAGCTATTCTGCGGCTCCTGATAATAGCTACTCCGACATGTTTGGTAGTGTAGACAGCTATTCTGCGGCTCCAGCAGCCGCGACCCCCTCTGTTGATACTTTTGCGGAAATAAGCGCGATTTCTCCGGTAGATACTTTTGCGGAGATAGGGAACCGTGCTCCTGTTGCGTCCACACCAAGTTATAATCCTTTTACTGTCGCAGAAGAAATCGCTGCAAAAAATCAAGCACAACAACAACCCGGACTGATGCCAGCCGTATCTGGTAGACAAGATCTTAGTTTTTTATCAGCAAACGCAATTGATCGTGCATTAGCGCCTTCGTTAGCGCCTTCACCTGTTCCGGTAACCCCACAAGCGGCTAGAGAACAAGCCACTACTTCTTTTAATAAACCCTCTTTCGAGATAGCTGAGGTTCCGTTCAGCGTCGGAGCGGTTCCTGCGGTAGGTGGAATTGGTTTTACAACGCCCGCATTTGGAGGCACGTTCGGGGCAGGCGTCGGGCTGGCTGGCCCTACAATGGGTTACTCGATACCCCTTGGCGGCGTCGGTAGCCTGTTACGGAGGTAATTATGCCTTTACCAATGGGAACCATATTCCTGCCTGCACGGTATACCTCTGAGGATTTAGCTCAGATGGATACCTATCAAAATGCAATCGACGCATACAACACGGCCTACGACCAATATCAAGCCAACGTAGATGCTTTTAACAGGCAAATCGAAGAGTACAACGCGGGCCCCAGAACAGAAGAATTTACTGGGGTAGAGCCAACGGCTCCTACTGGCCCGTCTTTTACACAAGAAGATGTCGATCAATTTCAAGCGGACGCGCAGCGACGTGCCGAGCGTAATCGAGACATGATGACTACAGCTTTGAATGTGGTCCGCAATCCGCAGCAATACAACTTTGGTAGCTTCGGCTTTGCTCAAGGGGGTTATGTACCGGCTATGTTAAGCGGAATAGGGGCTTACTTACCCCTAAAGTAACCAGTTCTTAGCCTCTTCACCCAGCACCTTACCAGCTAAATCTATTTTGCCCCGCAACGCTATAAGTATCTTTTCGTCGATAGTATCGGGTGATACCAGATCGATATAAGTTACCTTGTTGCGCTGCCCAATCCGGTGTGCGCGGTCCTCACTTTGTAATCTTATTTCAAGATCGTAGCTATTACTGTAATAAACTGTCGTATTTGCGGCTGTTAGTGTAATACCATAACCGCCTGTTCGTGGTTGCCCAACAAAGAAACGAAGCGGGCTATCTTTGTCTTGGAACTTTTCGACAATAGCCTGCCGTTCGTCTTGCGGGGTATCCCCATAATAAGTTGCGACCGCCTCGGGCCCAAAGCGGTCGCGCAGGGCCGAAGCTATCTGTTGGATGTCGTGTGTATATGACGCCCAAATGATAGCTTTTCCCTGTAACTCGTCGGTGATTTCCAGCAGCTCCTTCAAGCGGTTGTTATCCAAGGTCTGGATCTCGCCGTCATCGGGCTGGAGGAAACCACAACATATCTGTTGAAGACGCATAATCTGCGTCAGGACACTAGCTGTTGTAGCTAGCTCTCCATTCTCTAGTTTAGCCAGAGCTAACTTTTTCATTTGCAAGTAAACACGTTTTTGCTCATCTGTCAGAGCTACATCCCGGCGGATGTACATCTTGTCCGGCAGATCAAGGCACTCCTCTTTGAGGATGCGGTTACTGAAGCGGTCTAGCTTGCTGTTTAGTTCATCTAACCGCCGATAGCCGACGATTTCTTGGAAAGCACGAGTACCCATCTTACGCTTTTGAACCAAAGCATAACGGTTCTGAAAAGCGTAGTAGCTGTTAAAACCTAGTGCTTTCGGGGATAGGACCGCACACTGACTATATAGATCCATAGGAGACTTGGTGACAGGAGACCCTGTTAAGATGCGGCGGTATTTAGCTTCATCCGCAAGCATCATCACGTTTTTTGTGCGTGTCGCTTTTCTGTTCTTAATAGTCGTGCTCTCGTCCACAATCATAATGTTGTTGGGGTTTTTCGTCAGGAAGACATACGCGGCCTTCGTACCACGCGGCGTGGACAACGCTTCTATGTTCATTACGAAAATCTTGATGCCGTCAAAAGGCTCGTACACCAGCGCTTTCATCTCTTCCTGAAACTTCTGCGACGTGGACGGCGTCCAACGCACCACCTGCCGATCAATGTCGTCCGGTAAATGTGTTGGTATTTCTCCCTTTACCCAGTTGTCATACACGCCTTTTGGTGCCAAGATCAGTGCCGCTTTAATTTTGTTTGCCTTATAAAGTGCGCCAATAGTGTCAATAGCCACTTTAGACTTGCCTGTTCCCATCTCCATGAACAGCGCATAAAAGTTCGCGGCCCACGAATCTTCTAAGGCTTTATGCTGGTGATCGAACGGCTTGGTCTTGAACTTATAACCTTGCATCAATTTCTCCTTGACCATAAGATTATGTGGGCATATATATGATTATGTCAAGACCCGAAAGGTGTCTTTAACGACGAAAGGAGAACCGCGATGAGCGATATTTTCGATCAAATGGAACAGGACTTTGAAGAAAGTCTGGCTTCCTCAGTTGAAAAACTGGATCAGGGTGACCTTACTACGGTTGCCGGTATGGCAAGAGCAATCCGTGACAAAGAGAGAGTAGTTAGCGAACTTGAGCAAAAGCTCAAGGACGAAAAGAAAGCTCTGTTGAAGATGACGGATGAGGACCTGCCAACCATGCTTGCCGAAATCGGGCTATCAAGCATGAAACTAGATGACGGCTCGGAGGTCACCGTCAAACAAACTTATGGGGCAAGCATTTTAGTTGATAATCGCCCGGCTGCTTACGAGTGGCTACGCGAAAATGGCTATGATGACATCATCAAAAACACGGTGGCCTGTCAGTTTGGACGCGGAGAAGACGACAAAGCATCAGCTTTTAAAGCTTTTGCTGAAAACGAAGGCTTCTTTGCCGAACAGAAAACCGAAATTCACCCTCAGACGCTCCGTGCATTTGTCAAAGAGCGGGTAGAGAGTGGTGAAGAGTTTCCCATGAGTCTTTTTGGAGCTTACGTTGGACAACGAGCCGTTGTGAAAGGGAGTAAATAATAATGGCTGATAAGAAAAATGCTGTAGCAGAGCAAAAAACTGCTGAAATTGTACAGTTCGATGCCTCTATGTTTGAAGCAGATGCAGGCACCGGTCTTGAAAACATGGGTCAAGAAGATCTTGCGCTGCCGTTCCTGAAAATTTTAGGCGGCATGAGCAGGGAATTAGATGACCTAGATGATGCTAAAAAAGGAGACATCTATAACACCGTCACAGGAGGCGTTTACAAGGGCAAGGAGGGCATACGAGTAATTCCGGTAGCCTACCAGCGGCGCTTCATACAATGGGCTCCTAGAGGCGAGGGAACGGGCGCTCCGACGGCTATCTATGCTCCGGGAGAAGCTAGACCGAAAACAGAGCGCTCCCCTGATGATAACCGGGACTATGTGACAGACGGTTCTGGTCAATACATTGAAGAGACGCACCAGCACTTCGTTATTGTGCTAAACCCGGACGGGTCGGCAGAAACTGCTTTGATTGCTATGAAATCAACGCAGCTTAAAAAGTCCCGTAAATGGAACAGCATGATCTCTTCGCTGACTATGCAGGGCAAAAACGGGCCGTTCACACCGCCTCGATTTAGTCACGTATATGTTCTGAAGACCAATCTTGAGGAAAACAGCAAAGGTAGCTGGCACGGTTGGGAGATGAGCCGCGAAGGGCCTGTACAGGATATGGCACTCTATATCCGAGCCAAGGACTTCAACGCAAGTATTCAATCAGGTGATGTGGTTGTTAAGCATCAGGACGATAATGCTGGCGGAGACCTCTCCGACGACGTACCGTTCTAAGGTGTAGGGGGATGGCGTTATAGCGTCATCCCTCCTTTTTTGGGGAGCAACCATGTCTGTTGAAAAGTTTTCTGCCATATTTAACGGGCTACAGTTAGCTTATGGCACATATAAAGTAGAGAAGAAGCAGGCCAACGGTAAGAATACCGGACGAGCCGCCATTGTACGCGAACCGCGGACCACGGCCCTTTGGGAAGGCCATTTGTCCGGCAAAGGCCGGGGCATTGGTATTATCCCGATTAACGAAGATAACCAGTGTGTCTGGGGTTGTGTTGATGTTGATCAGTATCCGTTAGATCACAAGGTTTTAGTTGAGAAGATTAGGAAGCTAGAGCTTCCGTTAGTTGTGTGTCGCTCTAAATCGGGCGGTGCTCATTGTTTCCTATTCACCACAGAGTGGGTAGATGCCAAAGATATGCAGGCCACCCTGCAACAGATATCCGCAGCGCTGGGATACGGCGGCAGCGAGATATTTCCAAAACAGGTGCGTCTACGGCTAGACCGCGATGACGTGGGTAACTTCCTGAACCTGCCTTACTATGATGCAGAGGATGGGTTGCGCTACGCTATCAAGGATGATGGCAGCTCCGCAGAATTATCAGAGTTTATTGAGCTATACGAGAAGTATAAGCAGACGCCGGAGCAGTTGCTCAAGCTACAGATAGGCGAAGAAGCCGAGGCCGGGGACCTGAAAGACGGACCACCATGCTTGCAATTTCTTATGCGGAATAAGATCAGCGAGGGCGGACGCAACAACGGCCTATTCAACATAGGTGTTTACCTACGCAAGGCCTACCCAGATAGCTGGGAGTCCGAAATCCTGACTTACAATATGCAATATCTAGTGCCGCCGCTGCCCTTGAGCGAGGTCAACATAGTTGCGAATCAACTTAACAAGAAAGAATACGCCTATAAATGCGCGGACGCTCCGATAAACGCGCACTGCAATAAAGAATTATGTCAGACCCGTAAGCACGGCATAGGGGCCGCGGTTCAAGGTGCAGCCATAGCTAATCTGCGGAAATATAATTCCAACCCACCTGTCTGGTTTCTGGATGTAAACGGAGAGCCGCTGGAGTTAGATACCGAGGGCTTGATGAACCAGCCTACTTTTCAGAAGGCCTGCATGGAGCAGTTGAACTTCATGCCTCGCTCCGTAGCTAAACCTGTTTGGGAAAGCCGTATAGGTAGTCTGCTTAATGAAATGAAGGATAACGAGAGCGCTATCATAGAGGTGGCAGAAGATGCCAGCATCAGCGGCCAATTCTACGATTATCTTGAAGAGTTCTGCGTCCACTTACAGAAGGCCAACGATAGAGAAGAAATCCTTCTCAAGCGGCCTTGGACAGATGAGGAGTCCGGACAAACCATGTTCCGGCTCAAAGACTTTGAGGCCTTCTTAAAACGTAACAAGTTCTTTGAATACAAATCTCACAAGATAGCCCAGCGTCTGCGAGATAGGGGCGGCGAAAGCACGGTCCTCAAAATAAAAGGACGGCCTGTGCGCGTATGGCAAATACCTTCTTTTGATAGTGTCGAGGTGGAGTTTAACACCCCAAGCTTTGGTGGTGGTCAGACGGAGGCACCCTTTTAATGTCATCAGCGGAGAATGGATAGATGTCGATTATGGCTTTTGTTCCAAGAGATCATCAAATCTGGCGGGAGCGTGTGTTTGAACAGCGTACTCTGCAAGCAATCGCAAATAAACACGGTATTAGTCGTGAGCGAGTACGACAAATAGTAGATACGGTGGCTATGCCTGTCGTGATCCGCAACATTCATTGGACTCGAGGGACAGGTAACTGCCTACGTAACGAAAATCTTACAAAAATGTTTTTAGCGGAGTTTGTTGAATACGCCAGAACAAACGATCTACGCCGAATACCAAACTTAGGAAAGGTCCGTTTGCAGGAGATTAAAACAAAGTTAGGCAAACATGGTTTTGAGTTACCTGATGGATACTAAGATATTCCGCATATACGGTCCACCCGGAACGGGTAAGACCACCGCGCTGCTTAACAAAGTAGATGAGGCCCTCACGGCAGGTGTTAATCCCGCTCACATCGGGTACTTCGCCTTTACCAGACAGGCAGCAAACGAGGCTATAGACAGGGCTTGCCAGCGATTTAATCTAGAAAAAACGCAACTGCCTTGGTTTAGGACCCTTCACAGTTTTGCTCTCAAGCTAAGTGGCATCCGGCAAGAACAGATTATGCAGTCGGAACACTATAAAGAGCTGGGTTATGCGCTTGGATACGATCTGGTTACCGACACCAGCACTGAAGACGCTTTTGACTTAAACAAAAACAACAACCCCATTATCGGGCTAATTAACTTAGCACGTCTTCGCAAGGTGGACCTGCGTCAACAGTACAACGACAGCAACATGAACATACCGTGGAGCACGATTAAATATGTCTCCGACAGTATGAATGAATATAAGAACAGGTTTAACCTGTATGATTTCACCGACATGCTGGAAGTTTTCGTGCGTGACGGTGCAGACTTCTGCCCACGGCTAGCAATTACCTTCATAGACGAAGCACAGGACCTGTCGCCCCTACAATGGGACGTGGCCCACGTACTAGAGCAGCACTCTGACCGCATCTACTGCGCGGGCGACGACGATCAAGCTATCTATAGATGGGCCGGAGCAGACGTAGAGCATTTCATAGGTCTCAATGGTGGATACGAGGTGCTAGAGCAATCCTACCGCGTACCAGCTACAGTACACCCGCTAGCCGAAGGCATCGCAAAGCGCATCGCGCGCCGCGTACCAAAGACCTATCTGCCCCGCAAAGATCCGGGCAGCGTCCAACGGATACCTAGTACAAGCTATATAGATTTCTCTGAAGGATCGTGGCTCGTGCTAGCTCAAGCCGGATATTTTCTAGATGCCGCCACACAGGACCTGAAGAGCCGGGGCTACCTGTACAGTCGTAACGGAAGACGGTCTATCTCGGAGAAGTTGAGCGAGGCCATCAACGGTTGGGAGCAACTGAGAAAAGGTAGAAGCATCACGGGCGAGGCCGCACGAGCCATTTACAGTTATATGTCTGTCAATGATCGCGTCAAGCGGGGCTTTAAAAAGCTTCCTACTCTCGATGATGATGACACTGTCACCCTCGATGTGTTGCAAAAAGATCACGGTCTCTTAGCCACGGATGAAATGATATGGCATGAGGCAATGGATAAACTTCCCAGCGGCGAAAGAGCGTACATCACGGCCCTCTTACGACGCGGGGAAAAGTTTAACGCAATCCCCCGCATAGCACTGTCCACGATTCACGGATCTAAGGGCGGGGAAGCCGACAACGTCGTCTTGTATACCGATCTATCACCAGCGGCTCAAAAGGCCTCTGAGACGGCTCCTGACGACTTGCACCGGGTGTTTTACGTAGGGGTCACCCGGACCAAGAAAAATCTCTACTTAGTTGAACCAGATGACACAATGAGGAGTTACTGGATATGACACAGGAAGAATTATTTGATCGTGAGGAGTTCATTAAAACAGAGATAACTCGTAGCTATGTCGCGGCTGACGACGACTGGAAGAAGATGTATTATGACAACGCCTTAAAATTTCTTAACAAGAATAAGTTTTTTGATGGCGGTCAGCTTTGTGCCTTCTGTAGAGAACAAGGGATGCCAGAACCACACCACCACAATGTGTGGGGCGCGATGGTTGTATCTTTGAGGAAACGTGGGTGGACAGAAAAAGTAGGCATGATGGTCCCTACGACGATGCACACGCACATCAATTACGTGTGTCAGTGGAAGAGCAAAATATACAAAGGAAAAAATAATGAAGCGTGAAGAGATTCTGCAAACAGCGGAAAATCTAATTAATGGAGACCGTGCCAAAGAGTATGGCGATGCTCAGAAGAACCTTCAGGACATCGCTGACCTTTGGTCGGTTATTTTAGAAAAAGAAGTCACCCTAGAGCAGGTGGCTCTCTGCATGATCATGGTTAAAGCCGCACGGTTGATGAAAACCAATCATTTAGACAGTTGGATTGATATTTGTGGCTATGCGGCACTAGGTGGTGAGGACTAATGGCACTTCAAATGACGATGTTCGGCCCGAAGAGCGAATGGGTTCCTCCGGCAGAACTACCCGATATCTTTGATGCAAAGCAAATTGCAATAGATGTCGAAACCCGTGACCCCAACATCAAATCTAACGGCCCCGGTTGGCCTACAGGTGATGGCGAGGTTGTGGGTTATGCGATAGCGGTAGCCGATTGGGCGGGTTATATACCCGTCCGTCATCTAGGTGGCGGCAATCTAGATGAACGCATCGTCAACAAGTGGCTCAAGAAAGTATTTGAATGCCCCGCCGACAAGATCATGCACAATGCCCAGTATGATGCAGGTTGGATCAGGCGCATGGGGTTCACGATTAATGGCCGTATCATTGATACGATGCTGATCGCGTCGCTATTGGACGAAAACCGATTCAGCTACAGCCTAAATGCACTCTGTTACGATCTTTTGGGCAAAATTAAACAGGAAAAGACCCTACAAGAAGCCGCCAGAGAGTTTGGCCTCGATCCAAAATCAGAGATGTGGAAGATGCCTGCCATGTATGTTGGGCCATACGCTCAGAACGACGCTGAGATCACGCTCGATCTATGGAACTACTTATCTACACAACTAACTAAAGAAGACATCTGGCCTATAGCAAACCTAGAATTAAATCTTCTGCCGTGCCTGATCGATATGACATGGCGCGGAGTCCGCGTTGACCAAGACCGCGTCGAACGGACCAGAAACCTGCTTATCAAACAGGAAAAAGACATCCTAAAGCGGATTAAGAGCGTGGCGGGTGGTGACGTGGAGCTCTGGGCCGCGGCCTCAATAGCCAAAGCTTTTGATAAATTGAGCATCCCGTACCCAAAAACGGAAAAAGGTGCGCCGTCTTTTACCAAAGCGTTCCTGTCTGACCACCCGCACGAGCTGGCGCAGCTCATAGTTAAAGCCCGCAACCTGAATAAAACGAGCGGTACTTTTATTAATACTATTATGAAGCACTGCCGCTCCGATGGTCGGATACACGCGCATATTAATCAGATTAGGTCGGATGATGGCGGTACGGTCAGTGGTCGTATTTCTATGTCCAACCCCAATTTGCAGCAAATCCCGGCCCGCGATCCAGAGCTTGGCCCCATGATTCGTAGTCTTTTCCTCCCGGAAGAAGATGAGCAGTGGGCGGCAATTGACTTCTCGCAACAGGAACCACGGATCTTGGTCCATTATTCGTATGTATATGGCAAATCCCGCGGCAAACAGATGGCTGGAGTTGAAGAGTTTGTCGATGCCTATCGCAATGATCCCGACATGGACTTCCATACGATGGTAGCAGAGATGGCCTCTATCCCCCGTAAGCAGGCCAAAACAATTAATCTTGGCATGATGTACGGCATGGGCGTCAACAAACTATCTGAACAGCTAGATATTAGTGTAGATGAGGCCAAGGGACTTGTCCGTCAGTACCATGACCGCGTCCCGTTTGTAAAAGGGTTGATGAACGGAGTTCAGAATCGGCTCAATGACCGCGGCTCAAGCGGCTCCATCCGCTCTATTTTGGGCCGTAAGTGCCGTTTTGACCTCTGGGAGCCCGATACTTTCGCTATGAATAAGGCGTTACCATACAAGGAAGCGATCCAAGAGTATGGTGACACCACCCGACTCAAGCGGGCTTACACCTATAAAGCCCTAAACAGGCTTATTCAGGCGTCTGCCGCGGATATGACCAAGCAAGCAATGGTCAACATCTATGAACAGGGCCGTATTCCGCTCATACAGATACACGACGAGATCGCAATTTCTGTAAAAGATAGGGCAGATGCTGAAAACATTTCACAAATTATGGAAAATGCTGTACCATTAGAGGTTCCCAGCAAGTGCGATATTGAAATCGGGCCTAGCTGGGGAGAGGCAACAGAATGATGACATTATCCGGAGGCTTTGTTTTAGAGTGGGTAGATGCAATACAGCTTGCATTACTTCTTTTTATAGTTTACCGTCTCCGACGTTAAGTTTTTCTTGCATGGTTAAACCTCCCCAATTTTGGCTCTAGGCTATGTCTAGAGCCATTTTTTTACTTGCAACCATACTATATCTCCTATATATTCGCTTACAGCATACAATATCTAGGTTAATTCGATGGACATAACTAAATGGAAATCGGTTCTCGTACCCATTGAAGTGTACGAAGAAATCAAAAAACTCGCCAAATCTGAGGGCCGCACAATTAGCGGACAACTTCGCGTGATGTGGGAAGCCTACAAAAATTTGGGCTAGTTTAACCACTATATGTTGACAGGTTTTTCTACTCCGTGTATGGGATAAGTACTACTTAATCTTATACGGGGAGTAAAATGACTTTAGCTTTTATATGTATAGCCACCGCCATCTATTTTGAGGCCCGTGATCAGCCTGCAATTGGTCAAGCTGCGGTAGGCCACGTTATTTTGAACAGGGTTGAGGACCGCAGATACCCAAACACCGCATGTGACGTGGTAAAGCAGGGACCTACATACTCTTGGACAGAGGATTTTCCTGTCCGAAATAAGTGTCAGTTTAGTTTTTATTGCGACGGCAAGCCGGACAAGCCCAAGCTGAGTGGCTTTGCTTGGAAAAAAGCCGTTGAGGCTACCTATGAAGCCCTCAATCACCGCGAATTGGACCCCACTGAGGGCGCAACGCATTACCATGCCCACTATGTGACACCCGCATGGGCTTCTAGTAAAACTAAAACCGTGCGGATTGACGATCACATTTTTTATAGGTGGGAAAAATGACGAAGAAATCACAAACTGAAGAGTGGAACCAAACCTTCGGCGCTCCGGGCGTGATTCAGAAGCGCCTCAATGCGGGCTTGTGTCCGAAGTGCTTAGTTAAGTTGCCAGAGCCCGCGGACAACGGCTCTGTGACCTGTATAAACTGTCTATTAACAATTGGAGATTACGTTGCTTTGCCCAAAATGTGATGCAAAAAGCATAGTTTATAATAGTCGGCGCACGGACGACGGCTCAGTAAGAAGAAACCGGGAGTGTTATAAGTGTTTTCACCGGTATGCCACCTTGGAAGTTCTTGCGCCTGTTCAGGCTTATAAACGGGGACCGAAAAGAAAATTACGCAATGGGTGGGTTAATCCTGATGCTGTTGTGCGGGATGCGCTCGAAAAAGGCTGGGTCAGGCCGGAGGAGTTAGATTAAGGCGCTTCATGCACTCGGACCACGTCCTTTTTTCTAAATCAGGTTCTTCAAACACAGGGGGTGGAAAGCGTTTAGCTTTCTGCCTCTTTATGTTTTCTATGGGCTCAAAGTATATCTTGCCATTATCAATCGACACAAAGGCCAAGACATCGCAATGCTCTTTAGTTAGAGTTTTTCGCAACGCCCCAAACGAAGTAGAAAACTGATACCCAAAATATTCTTTCTTTTTTACGTTTTTATATGACCTCAAGCTACTAGATTTTACCTGCACCCTGACTAACTGCCTGTCTACGTTGGCGATGATGTCGATTGTATCCAAGGTTACAATCTCGCAAGACACACCCATACGCATTAACCCCGCGGCACAGAGGTATTCTCCTAGCTTACCAGCATCAAAAGCATACAAAGGACTACTCCCGTTGTAGCGAAGTTAATTTTTTAACGGCTTGTGGAAAAATAATCCACTAAAAATCACCTAAATATATTGCAATTCGCATATAATCGCTTATATTGAGTCTTGTAGAGCCCTCCAGTTCTACGCTTCCCGTAGTAAGAAAGCCCTCGGAACATGGTTCCGGGGGTTTTTTTTATTGTTTGACAAGATTTAGTGGTTCAATTATATAAGAGTTATCTCATACCACGGGAGAAAGAGATGAACTCAGGAAAAACGATAAGCGAAGAAGAGCTTTTTCAAAAAGTATTACAAGCTCTTAGCGGTACGAGCGTCGGTTACAAGCAAATCGATAGCGAGTACGACGAAAAAGGAACTGTAACCATTCATTTTTGGGGGTTAGAGGAATGAGCGTAATTAGTGTAGATTTTGTGCGTGGGGCGAGAGAAGCCCGCAAACAAGTAGAGACCGGAGATATCTACGATATCCCGGGTGCGCTGTACCTATTTCAACTAGATCCCGCTGACAGTGATTTTCAGCGTGGCTTTGAACAATATTTGCGCTCAACTTTAAACCGGGAACGCTCCGATGATTAAGGACTGGAGCGACGCCGTTTGGGCCATCAGCAACATATCTGCAATAGCAGGGGAATTTACCGCCAGCACCGACAATGGGCGCTTGATGGCTTGGAGCGGTGACAAGGATTACTGGATGCATCTAGTAATCTGCGATGAAGGTAAGCCACACGTTTTAATTTATGACTGGTTTGCACCAGCCAAGGCGATGTGGGGCGTTATCGGATATTGCAAATACAATGACATCGATCTCGAAATCGACAACACCATTTATGAGGAGAAAACAAATGACGACACTTGAAGAAAAACTGCGCGAAGCTCTCGAAAAAAAGTTCGGAGAAAAAGCTAAACCTTGGCTTGATGAACACGTTATAATCCTAGGGCCAGAACCTAAAGAGGAGGCAAAAGATGACTGATAGAGTTGATGAAAAGGCCAAGGACCTCGATTGGCAAACCGCAACCGCTCTGGTCGATAAAGTAATCAATGACCACGCATCACGGATCATTACTGATGGTAAGTATGGTCACGATGCCATAGACCGGGCCGTTGAAATCCAAGCCGCATGGTTGAGAGTGCAAAGGGGGTGAGGAACCCGGATCTCGACTTTGCCGAAACGGGAGCAAAGGTAAACGACTTGCTTAATGAACTGGAGGAGGAAGGCTTTGACGAACATGCAACACTCAGCGGTGCAATCACCGCGGTGCTTACCCGCCTGATCGTCAGAAACCCAGACAATACCATGATGTTAGCAGAACTAGCTCACGCTATAAAAAAAGCCACCATCTTAGTAGACTTGATGGATTCCGAAGAGGGGCCGTTGCACTAATGCAAAGCAAAAAAATGAGTTTTATTGAGGCCAAGACTAACGCCGTAATCGGCCTTCTGGTATCATGGCTTTTCACCTATCTATGTCTGCCGTTCTTCGGCCTCGAACCGACGCCGTTGGCGGCGACATGGATAACTCTTTCATACTTTGTATTGTCGCTAGTGCGGTCATACGCACTGCGTCGCGTATTTGCACGACTGGGGGGTTAAGTTGATGAACGATCTAGGCAATGTATCTATTTTTGCCGACAACGATGTCGGCGGTAACGTCATCCTCAAAGTAGGCGACGGACTAAAACTGTCCGTCCATTGGAAAGTAGCCAACGGCCTCATCCCAATGGTATACGCCGCCTGCCGCGCTGCCGAAGATGAGGAAAAGACATGTGGAAAGTAGTTGCCCTTAAATCGCCACGAAACGGCTATCACTGGATAGCCCAAGGCGTCAAAGATGATAGCGACTTCTTACGATTAGCTAACTCTCGCAAAATCATCCAGAGATACATAGACGAAGCCAGAAAAGAAAACATCTGGCTCTTCCACCGAAAAAAAGCAAACCAGCCCCATACTTGGGAACTCGTTTGGAAATGGCGAAGGACCAAAAGCAAAAAACATGCAGATTGACCCACGCAACACGGACACTTGGCCTACTCAGGCCAAGCTCCGCCGACAACTGGAGATCGAAGCTAGCGATGCCGATTGGAATGGCGACGCAGCACGGGCCGCGGTACTCAGGTCGCGGCTCACGGCCCTCGATCCAAAACTAGATCACGAACTGGTCGTGCCGTTCTGATGGAAGATACCTACCTATTCCCCGCCGAACGGCGCGAAATCATATTTAATTTCGTGTCCAAATATTATGACGTGCCCCTCGAAGATATCGTCCAACGCAAAAACCGCCGGGAACGACGCGAAGCCGTCCACGCCCGGTGGGTCGTCATGGGCGTCATGCATAAACACATGGGTTACTCCGCAGCCCAAATCGCACGATTCGTCGGATGCAACCACACCACCGTCCTTCGATCCCTCAAAAAGATAAAAGACATCGACTCCTTCCAACGGGTCATCGATCTGACTGCGCGGACCACGGGCCGGAGCTAAAGTGCGTCAACTTGTCGCACCCCTCAAAACTCGATAAAAATAAAACTTCCTTATTTATCAATGACTTATGAGACTTATCCACATTTAGCTATATACGATTTATCCCATATCTGGTAGACTTTTTTCGTGTTCGAGGGAGACCTCGAACATAGAACGCTATTGGACATTGTGAATCGAACGACTGTTTAGGTGAGCCGTGAGCCTTCAACGGGAAGGTATTACTATGAAATTAAAATTACGGCCCATCAAAGATGGGAAAGACAAAAACCGATATTGCGGGCCATCCGTGATTTCGGCTTTAACCAGCCTAACAACCGGGGAAGCCGCACGGCTGATCCGGCTGCAAAGCAACGGTCGAGTGACCCGGGTTAAGGGAACGTATTCGGGACAGGTGGTTCGAGCCCTCAAAGCTTGTAACATCCAAAGCAAATATTTCCACAAACCGGGTTTTCGATACAAATCGACTTTAGCCGCTTGGCTCAAAGCAACGAAAGAAGATCGAACCGAAGGTCGGGTCTTCCTAGTTGCAGCGGGAAACCACTGGCAGCTAGTTAGTGGACGACGTTACACTTGTGGTCGCATTCGAGACATCGTCTCGATCAGGGACAAACGGGTGAAACGCCGGGCGCGGGTATCAGATGTTTGGGAACTTGTCTCCGACAACGTAACCAGACCAGAGCTCGATGTCTCAAAACCAAAAGACCCAAACGCCGCCGCTAGGTCCAAAGCCTATCGACTAGCCAAGAAAATTGGCGCAGACCTCGATACGCAGTTTATACGGACATACGGTGACGTGTTTGTTTACCCTCCATCATCAATCAAGGATGAGGACGATCCATACTGCGAGCACAACGTGTATGAATGGTCCGAGGCCGTTGAGATGTTGGAAACGTATCAGAAAATATTAAACAAATAACATAAACCGCGGCTCACGGTTCGCCTAAACAGTCTTTAAAGTAACAAATTTACTATATAGGGAGAAAATTAAAAAAAATATTTTTAGGTAAAATATAGGCGTAACTGATGTAACTAACGTAACCACTCTCTGTAACCGTTGATATACAAGGGATACAGAGATTTTTAATGGTTACATAAGAGGTAACTTATTTGTTTTTACAGGTGTAACCTTTAATACAAAAATCAAAATCGGCCTTACTAAGGCTAAAAAATATTTTTTCTGAAAACTAATTTTCTTCCTATATAGGTAGAAACCGTGTTATTTAGAGGGTCTAAGTAGACCTTTTTAACGGAGCAAATGTATGCCACGGGCAAAAGCACTCCCGAAGAGCGAAACGCGCGGGAGAAAGAAGATAACCGCAACCCAACCTCTGACCCGGAAACAGGAGCTTTTTGTAAAAGAGCTTGTCTCTAAAGACGGGCAGATAACCCTGAGAGAAGCCGCGATCAACGCGGGCTATGCCGCGGGGTCGGCGCACTCTAGGGCGTATGAGCTAACCAATCCTCATATGTCCCCTCACGTCGTGGCCGCTATCCAAGCCTACAGGCGGGAGCTCGATGAGAAGTACGGGGTTACTTACCAACGCCACATGCGCGATCTGCAATTGATCCGTGATATAGCTTTGGAGAACGGGGCGTATTCTGCCGCTGTTCAGGCAGAGTATAGGCGAGGCCAAGCTCAAGGCGACATCTATGTCAGCAAATCAGAAATCCGACACGGCTCTATCGATAGCATGTCGAAAGAAGACGTTTTGAAAGCTCTAGAAGAGATAAAGAACAGCTATGCCCCGATTACAATCGACATCACCCCCGAAGAAAAAGATGAAAACACCTCCAATCGCAACAAGGCGCGAAGCAGGCTTTTACAAACAGGTGAAGGAAGCAGCGCAGCGGACCAAGAGGAAATTATTGCTGACGCGGATTGAGAACTGGGTGGGTGCAGGTATTCCCGATCTAATGATCTGCGATGAAGACGGAAACTTTCATTTTGTCGAATTGAAATACCTGACGGGCAACGCAGTGACTTTGCAGCCTTCTCAAGTAGCGTGGCTCTCAAGGCATGGTCACGCCAGTTGTTGGATACTGATTAAAAAACAAACCAAGCCGACAGAGCCTGCGGAGTGCTTCTTGTATCCTGCAAACGCTGCCGTTGATTTAAAAATGGATGGGCTGGAAGCAGTCGAGCCTGTTTTTCGATGTGAACAACCATTTCAATGGGATGTTATTTTTGACTTGATATGCCCCACATAATCGCATAATGTCCCAGCATCGTTGTTTAATACGGGAGTAAAATCTATGGGTTATAATTTCTCGAAGCAGACTCAAGTCGTTTACGAGGTTGAAATTGATGAACCGCTATTGAGTCCAGTTGCAAACCCAGTTGCATACGAAGCACAATTAGAGAAAAGATATAGGTTTGTTTGGTTGTCTGGGTTGTGGAAGCCCCAAGCCATTAAGAACTGGGTTAAGTTTAGAAACGAAAAAATTAAAAATTTAAAAGCTAATCACGTCTACTTTAATACCTCAAAGGGCGGATGCGAGGCTGTTCCTTTGGATTTAGAAGGGGCTGTTTAATGTTTTTGTTATCTTTAATAGCCCGCCTTATTCACGGACCTGATTGGGAAAGACACGCTAGGCGAGGGCGACGCCGCCGCCGATAACTAACTAAGGCCCCGCCTAGTGCGGGGTTTTTTTTTGGTCTCTTAAAATTTTTAAAATTTCCGCTTGCAGTATATATTAAAATATACGATAAACCTCATAGGTCTTTTTTAATAGGCGCTGACCTAGCCTAAAACCTATGGGAAAATTAATCATGGTACATTCAATCGAAGACAGTAAAAACACCTTGACCCGCCTCTTAGAGAAGGTCCGCGATGATGCCGCCCGAAAGGTTGACTACATTGCACCAAGCAACCACTTGCAAAAAGTCACCACCGAAGAAGGCAAACCTCGCATTATTTTAGAGGCTTGCGCGGGCAAACCTACCGAGATTTTAGATATCAACGAAGTAGCCTTCGGTCAGATAGCCGCTCACGCCGGGATTGATGTTAGAACGGCCCGTCGCCTGCAAGCTAATTACTCGCGGCAGTTTGATGATTTGGTTAATGCGATCTGGCGGAAAGAAACATCCGTCCGGATGCTTCGCACGTATGATAGCCTTGACGGCTTGGGGACATTGCGGGCGTTTGTTTCCGATAAGTTTAAGACGTTTGATCACGTTAACTTGCTTAATTCCGCATTGCCCCAATTAATGGATAACCCGGCTCAGTTTCAGGTTGTTAACGCCACTGTCACGGATAAGCGCTTGTATCTGCGTTTAAAGTCGTTGGTTCAAACCGGGCAGGGCGCTAGCGTTGGCGATATTATGGCTAATGGCATTGGCTTGCAAAATTCGGAAGTCGGCGCGGGCTCTATCATGGTTTACCAAGTAAGTTGGACGCTAGCATGTTCAAATGGCCTACAAACCCAAAATCAAACCCGCTCAAGTCATATCACTAGCGGGCGCGATAGCGACGACTGGGGCTTGTTATCGGATCAGGCTAAAGATGCGGATAACCGGGCGCTTGAATTGAAAATCCGTGACCTTGTCGGGGTTTATTCTAGCCGTGAAGCTTTCGACGGCGTGCTTGAAAGTATGCGGGCCGCCGCCGCCGACGTAGTGGACCCCGCCGCCGACAAGGCCGCCGTCGTTGATAACTTGGGCGCGGTTATGAAGTTAACCAAAAAAGAAACGTCAGATGTTCTAAATGGTTTACTTGATACCATCGGCCAGTCGGGATATGAGCGCGAAAAACCGCTTTCTCGAGCTACCCTTATTAATGCAATGACGGCGGTAGCTCACAAGGCCGACGCCGACGATGTGGACACGTGGCAGCGCCGGGGCGGCGAGCTGTTAAACTTGCGCCGCGCCGACTGGCAGCGCATCGCCGCATAAAATAAACCCTACACCTTCCCCTAACTTGCCCCGCCCTAACCCGGCGGGGTTTTTTTTTGTTTGCATTGGATGGGATTGTATGCGAGTAAAGAAAACTTTTAAAATTTTCTATGGGAAGGTTTAACCAATGAGCAACTATTTCTTGACTGTAAAAAGTAAAAACAAAAAGACCGGACCTATTCCGGTATCCACCACGTCGGCGGATACGTGCCCCGACGCTTGCCCCTTCAAATCCAATGGATGCTATGCGGACGGCTACCCCTTAAAGGGGCGTTGGGATGAGGTGACCCGGGGCGAGCGCGGCGGAAGCTTTAAAGCTTTTTTGGCGCAAATTGCGGCGCTGCCGGAAGGCCAATTGTGGCGGCATAATCAAGCGGGCGATCTACCGGGCGACGGCGTTAACATAAACCCCGACGATATGCGCGAGCTTGTATCTTCTAACTCTGGCAAGGCCGGGTTTACTTTTACTCACTATGAACCACACGTTGGCCATAACGCGGAAATTATCGCCGATGCTAACCGGGGCGGTTTTACTGTTAACCTATCGGCTAATACCCTAGCCCATGCCGACGAATTAGCCGCGTTGGATATTGGACCCGTTGCCGCCGTCTTACCCGCCGATTTTAACGGGCGCAAAACTACCACGCCGCAAGGCCGCCTCGTAGCGCAATGCCCCGCCACATATAAAGACACCTCTTGTAAAGAATGCGGTTTATGCGCCAAGGCTAACCGGAAGGTTATTGTCGGCTTCCCGGCGCATGGGAATAACAAGCGGAAAGCTTCCGCCGTCGCAGCTCAATAGAAAGGATTTTTTGGTATGTTTAAGACTAATTCCAAGCGCCGCCGTTTTTTAAAATGGCAAGCTCGCGTCAATCGTCACGTATCGTTGGAAACGTTCCAACGATATGAGGCCTACGTTATCCGATGCAGCGATAACGGCGGCTATCCCATAGAACTTAAAGACTGGTTAGAGTGGGGCAATACCGCCGACGATTAACCCGCCCCTCATAAACCCCTGAATTGCCCCGCCTCGTGCGGGGCTTTTCATTTATGCGATTATATGAGATAAAAACCTATAACTAACTATGGGAAGGATTAAAAATGGATTACTTAACCAAAAAAGACCGTAGCATTATGCAAGGCGCGGATTTTGAATTAACCCGCCGCCAACGTCAGCGCCGGGATTTTCTTAATTGGCACGCCATGGACGAAAAACTATCCAATGTTCCTTTTGGGGTTTTTGTTTTAGCGGCATTTTTAATCGTATTTTTGGGGGCTATCTAATGAACAACGAAAGACGAAAAAAGTTAAAATGGCTAGGCGCTCAAATTGATGAGCTCGCCGTTCTTGTCGAAGAAATCCGCGATGCGGAACAAGAGGCTTTCGACAATATGCCGGAAAGCTTCCAAGACGGCGATCGGGGCGATGCCGCGCAACAAGCCATAGACTATCTAGATACTGCGATTGACTACTTAGCCACGGCAGTTGCGGAAATGGAAAGCGCCGCCGAATAGCGCGTCACTGATCGCTTATCTCGCCCGCTAGGCTAACTACCTAGCGGGTTTTTTTTATGCGCGCCTAGACCCCATTTAAATCGATTTAAAAGCAGTTAATGCTGCCCCGCCCCGCCGCCCCCGCACCTTCTCAAACTTACCGCGCAACATTTTCACCGGCCCGTGATCCGTGGTTGCCGGGCGATCAATCATGAGCCCCGGCCCGTGAGCCGTGAGCACCGGGCGATTGGAATCGGAATCGGAATCTAAAAACCCGGGCACCGGACCGCGGTCCGCGGACCATGGCTAGGGGCCCCGGGCTATCGGGTCAAATGGCCGGAAATGTTGGGAAAATCGACAAAATCCACGAAAATCGACCCTAGCGGTTGAGTGCGGGGGCAAGGGCCATGTTTTTCACAAACAATACTGCAAAAAATGATATGGTTGTTTCACGTGAAACATTGCTTATTTTTTGATAAAATGCTTATTATCGTTAACTGACTAAAAATTAGGCATATTTATTGAAATATTATTTCAATTTAGGGGCCCCCGATGGATGTTTCTGATCAAGAACTAAAGCTTCGTTTACGGCTTGCCCAAATCGAGAAGAATGAAGCTTGTCAGAATGATTTTTTGACGTTTGTAAAATCCATGTGGCCGGAGTTTATTGCGGGCCGACACCACAAAATTATTGCTGAAAAGTTGGAAAGGGTCGCAAAAGGCGACTTAAAGCGCCTGATCATCAACATGGCCCCGCGTCATACGAAGTCAGAGTTCGCTTCGTTCTTGTTTCCCGCTTGGATGATGGGTAAAAACCCGCGCATGAAGATCATTCAGGCTACTCACACAACGGAGCTAGCCGTCAACTTTGGTCGTAAAACGAAAAACCTTTTGGATAGCGACGAGTTCAAGGAGGTCTTTCCAAATGTTAAACTGGCTGCGGATAGTAAAGCTTCTGGTCGCTGGGACACTTCTTCTGGCGGCATGTACTATGCCGTCGGAGTTGGGTCAAACCTCGCGGGTCGTGGTGGTGACTTGGTAATTATTGATGACCCGCACTCTGAACAAACAGCTATGTCAGCGAACGGGTTTGATGATGCTTGGGATTGGTACACCGGGGGCCCCCGACAGAGGCTCCAGCCGGGGGGCTCGATAGTTCTGGTACAGACCCGGTGGTCTGAAAAGGACATGACAGGCCAGCTTTTGAAGGCGATGGCTAAAGACCCCCTAGCGGATCAGTGGGAAGTTGTGGAACTCCCTGCGATTTTTGATGACGGCACTCCGTGTTGGCCAGAGTTCTGGAGCATTGAGGATCTGACCGCGGTCCGCGCATCTATACCTCCCAGCAAATGGAACGCGCAGTATCAGCAGAACCCGACGGGCGAAGAGAACGCGATTATACCGCGCCAGTGGTGGCAGCGCTGGGAAAAGAAGAACATACCTAATCTTGAATACGTCATTCAGAGCTATGACACGGCGTTCAGTAAACGCGAGACGGCTGATTTTAGCGCGATAACAACGTGGGGTGTTTTTCGTCCAGAGGAGATAGGGGGCCCGCCGGGACTCATACTTTTGGACAGTAAGAAGGATCGTTGGGATTTTCCAGAGTTGAAGCAGGTGGCTTTGGATCAATATAAATACTGGGAGCCCGACACAGTAATTGTGGAAGCGAAAGCCTCTGGACTGCCCTTGACCCACGAACTACGGAACATGGGCATACCTGTCGTCAACTTTACCCCGAGTAAGGGAAATGATAAAGTAACGCGAGTACACTCTGTTTCTCCTCTGTTTGAAGCGGGCATGGTTTGGGCCCCCGACACGGTATTTGCGGATGAGATGATTGAAGAGGTCGCGGCGTTTCCAAACGGGGAGCATGACGACTTGGTTGATAGTATGACACAGGCCTTGATGCGTTATCGTCAGGGTAACTTTGTACAGCTTCCAACAGATGACTGGGAAGATGGTGAGACTTCTGTTAAAGTGCGGGCATATTACTAGGGGTTTTCTGTCACATGGCTGAGTCAAAAGACAAAACGCCCACCAGTAAAGTTGATGTAGGGTCAGTGGCCCATACTACAGCAGCGCTGGGAGCGGGTTTTGTACCCGGCGCGGGTATTGCGGATCTTTTTGGCCAAATGCCGGACCCGTTTAACCCCGGTCAGATGTCCCCTTCTTTTTCTGAAAACATAGGAAAAGGCGATTATTTAGGTGCCGGGTTACAGGTGTTAGGCGGCGCGGGAGATGCTTTGTATATGATGGGGGCTACGGCTCCTTTGGGTGCAGCCCTTAAAGGTGCACAAGCTTTAGGAAAGTCTTTACGTGGAAGTAGGACCCTAGAAAAAACAGATTTTTTTGATGCTATGGGGGATCAAGGGGCGCTTTTAGAGTTCCCAGAAATTGGTGAAAACTTAAATAAATATATCTATGACATAGATTTCACGTCACTAAACAAAGCCTTATCTTCGGATGAGTACCTTGATTACGCCGATGTGTTACGAGCTAACTTAGATAGAACATTTCCGGGTGATAAAATACCGGTTTCAAGAACCGAAAACTATTCGGACCCTAAAGCTGGTGTAGAGGGCAGGAGAGAAAAAAGATTTTTTGAAGTTGATAAGGACGATGTTCTTTTCGCTGGTTATGAGGCGGAAGGAGAGTTGATTGTTCGGGGCCCGGAAGGTAGGCCAATGTCAGTTCGTATAGAAGTAGAACCAGAAATAAATAAGGCGGAAGGCGGCGTTGTAGACCTCCCTGTAGACAATAGAATGATAAACCCCGAGATTTTATCTCAAATAGAGCGTATAATGGGCCGATGAGCGCGGAGATGTTTAATGGCTGAGTCAAAAGTTAACACAGGGGCCGCAGACGCTGTTCAAGGGTATTTGGAAGACAGAGAGCAACGCCACTTACGTGGGTTGGCCGACACTGAGTTAACCGTAGATCTTATTGGGTATGGAGACGATTCCGCCTATGGTCTTGCAGAACGTGGCATACAGAGTATTAACGCGAGCACTAGACGCGGCGATTTGTGGGAAAAAATACGAAACGTAGGAGCAGATTTAGGTCCAGATGCGGGTTTATCCGGAGCAGGGGCTATATATAACAAAGATCCCTTCAAACCACACGCCTTTAGCTCAATTGGAAGCCGTGGCGTTGTAGAAGTTGCGCCCGGTGGTATTTTAACAAACCCGTCTATTTCCACCGGCGGAATTAGGCATGAGTTAGCCCATCGTGGCTTTGATGCCTTGCGGCGTTCTATGGAACTTGGGGGATATGAAGTACCCGTACCTATGGATGCGCTATCTAAAGTCCTTGAAAAAGGCGACTCTTCCGATGCAGAGCATTTGTTAATAGAAAGTTTAGATGCTTCTACTAGATTAAAAACAGGAGAAAAGCTTTCTAAAGAAGCACAAAGTGTTGGTCGGTTAGGCTTTGATACAATAGCTCAATATATGAATGATCCCTCGGATGAAAACAGGGATCAAGCCTTACATCGTATTCAACAGGCTTTGTCTAGTCCGAGTAGAAGCAACTTTTTTGATCGCAGCGTGTATAACACCGCTATTCATATGTTAAAAGAAGACGGGGTTTTTAGCAGAAAAACACCCATTGCTAATCAAATTCTTCCATACCAGCTTCTTGATAGCTTGATGCAAGCCTCTATGAATTTTAATACAAAGCCAGATACGGGACGGGAATTACATCCCTTTGAACAATTTGACCAAGGCGGCGTGGTCGGCGAAGGCCCTTACGCCAACGACGTGTTCACGCTAGATGATTTGTTTGGGTTGGCCGACACCGAGTTTGTTGTGGACGTTATCGGCTCTGGCGATGACATGGCCTCAAATCTCGCGCAACGCGGCCTACGGGAAATTCAACTTCGTTCTTCAGAAGGTGGCTTGTCCAGCCTCATTCGTAACTTAGGCGGAGATGCTACTGTCGAAGAGCTCCCGTTGTACATCGCGGGTGTTCCTAGTGCGGGTGTTTATAACCCGAATACTTTTCCGGTCCCTGTTAGGGAGGGATCAAGCAAAACTGCTTATGAAGGCTCGCGGGGCCCGGTAAACATACCTTCGCGCGGTATTATAGTAGGTCAGGATGCGGAAAAAGGGGTGATTAGGCATGAGCTGGAACATGCTGGCATAAAATCAATAACAGATCCTTTAGATGTTGGTATGTCTCCGGTAGAGAGCTCCCCTTTAAGTATTTTGTCTGAAGTGATACGTGAGCGAAGCATTAAGGACCGGAGCCCGTATACGAGTAATCCAGAGCATTTTCTGATTGAATCAATGCAAGCCAGTGAGCATATAAGAAGCGGGGAAAATCTTCCAGAAGAGTATAAGGAAGAGCGCGAGTCGTTTTATCCTATAGGCAGGTATTTAAATAACCCTACGCCTGAAAATAGAGATATTGTGCTCCGTGTTTTAGATGACATCCTAACTATGCCCGCCAAAGATTATAATAAAGCGCCTTACGGGGAACAGGTTATACTCGGGGCGCGTCAGGATATGTTACATTTTCTTCGCATGGATCAGCGGAAACGTGGTGTGCCGGAAGAGTATCTTTTCACGGCGGAGGAAATAACGCCTGAAATGCTTCTCGAGAACTTAGAAAAATCTATTGCGAACTTTAACGCGCCTGTTGAACGAGGGTATTCGACAAAGGTATTTGAAAGCGGTGGAGAAGTAGGAGGTTCTGCGGTCGATTTAGGACAAGGTTCACCCCTTCCATCAGAGCAATTGTCCTTTGGTGTTGGTGATTATGCCATAATGCCAAAGGTTTTTGCTCAAGGGGATCTTGGAAAACAATCTAGAAACCCTTTTGTGGAAACATCAGAAGATGAGGCGTTTGGAAAATTAGGGATTGAGGTTTTAACGCCAGAAGGTCGGCGTTTTGGTATAGGTCGGGAGGCTAATTACCTCGAAGGTAAAATGGATTTTAGTGATGAGGCTCGTTTCTTTGGGGCCCCCGAGAGCCTCAAATACGGCACAGACGGCGTAGAGTATGGTAACATCTCTGGCTATTATGAAAGTCCAGAAGGTTATCGTGTGGAGGGGAGCTATAACCCGGATACCGACGATTACAGGATCTATGGTTCGCGGACCATTAAGTTTGATGAAGGCGGCATCGTCACCGTACCCGTGAGCCGTGATCCGCGGCCCACGGACCAACGCAACGAGGCTTTTGGCGCGAAGTTATTGAAGTTAGCTGGTCTTGCTACGACGCCTCGTCAGCTTGCTAATCGGGTTGATCCGAAGCTTTATGAGCAGTTAGACGTGGTCCTTGGGCGACGGCCCGGGGAGCGTTCGTTTAAGTCACCGGAAGGTGGAATTGTGAGTATGAAGCAATATTGATGGACCGCGGCCCACGGAACTGGTACTCTGGGCTAGAGGAGACTATGTATGGCGCGTGAACCGATTGCTGGAATGGTGGACAGGAATGTTCCATCACAACTTGATCCGGAAGATTTAGCTGCCGAGGTGGAGCTAGAGGTTCCGGGCAGCATGGACAATGTCATAGCTTTTGAAGGTATGGCGGACAATATGGATATTCAGGTGACTCCGGAGGAAGACGGCGGGGTTACTATTGATTTTGACCCGCAGGATCAGCGCGGAGAGTCGGATGATTTCTATGCTAATCTAGCGGAGGAGATGCCTGACCGTGAGTTGAGCCGCATTGCTGGTGAGTTGTTGGCGGAATATGACGCAAATAAGGCAAGTCGGCAGGATTGGGAAGATGCGTATGCCAACGGGCTGGAGTTGCTTGGATTTACTTATGAAGAGCGGACGCAGCCGTTTAGGGGTGCTTCTGGGGTAACACATCCGTTGTTGGCGGAAGCTGCTACGCAATTTCAGGCGCAGGCCTTTAATGAGTTGTTACCTGCTTCGGGGCCCGTGAGAACTGCTGTTATGGGCGCGGAAACGCGGGAAAAGCAGTCGCAGGCGCAGCGCGTGAAGCAGTTTATGAATTACTACATCACGAACGTGATGGAGGACTACACGCCGGATATGGACCAGATGCTGTTTTACCTGCCGTTGGCGGGCAGCACGTTCAAGAAGGTGTACTATGACGAGACCTTGGGCCGTGCGGTAAGTAAGTTTATCCCTGCTGAAAACCTCGTGGTGCCGTATGAAACGTCAGATTTGGATACATGCCCGAACATAACGCAGGTTATACGCATGTCGTTGAACGATTTGCGGAAAAAGCAGGTCGCGGGCTTCTATTTGGACATACCGGTTATCCCTGCACAGGCCGAATTGGACAGTGTAGAGGACGAGATAGACCGGATTGACGGCATTTCCCCCAGTCAGATCGACTACGACTGCACCATACTGGAGTGTCATGTCGATTTGGACTTGGAAGGGTATGAGGATGTAGACGAGGACGGAGAGCCTACAGGTATCAAAATACCATATGTTGTCACAATTAGTCAGGACAACGGGCAAATCCTGTCGATTCGTCGGAATTATCTTGAGGACGACGATTTACAGCGCAAAATTCAGTATTTTGTGCATTACAAGTTCCTTCCGGGCTTCGGTTTTTACGGATTAGGTCTTATTCACACCATTGGCGGGTTGTCACGCACCGCCACGGCGGCACTGAGGCAGTTGATCGACGCTGGTACGTTGTCCAACCTCCCGGCGGGCTTCAAGGCCCGCGGACTACGGATCAGAGACGACGATGATCCGCTTCAGCCCGGTGAGTTCCGTGATGTGGACGCACCCGGAGGGGCTATTCGTGACAGCCTGATGCCGCTGCCCTTCAAAGGTCCAGACCAAACCCTGTTCTCTCTACTAGGTTTTGTGGTTCAGGCCGGTCAGAGGTTTGCAACTATCACTGACATGAAGGTCGGTGACGGCAATCAGCAGGCTGCGGTGGGCACAACTATCGCTCTGTTGGAGCAGGGCTCTCGTGTGATGAGTGCGGTGCACAAGCGCCTGCACTATGGCATGAAGCAGGAGTTTAAAATCCTTGCCCGTGTGATGAGTGAGAGCTTGCCACAGGAGTATCCGTACTCTGTAGAGGGTGCAGATGCCTCGGTTATGCGGTCTGACTTTGATGACAGGGTAGACGTGTTACCTGTTTCTGACCCGAACGTGTTCAGTCAGGCGCAAAGGATTGCTTTGGCGCAGACTAAGTTGCAGTTGGCGGGTGCGGCACCTGAATTACACAACATGTATGAGGTGTATCGGGATATGTACGATGCGTTGGGTGTACGTGACACCGACCGCATAATGAAGCGCATACCTGATGACGAGCCGACACCTAAAGACCCAGCGCAAGAGAACATCGATTCGATGGACATGATACCTCTGAAGGCGTTTGAGGGTCAGGAGCATGAGGCGCACATCATGGCGCACATGGTGTTTGGTTCGACGCCGATGGTATCTGGTATGCCTCCTGTTGCTATGGCTTTGCAAAAGCACATTATGGAGCATGTCCGAATTGCGGCCCGTGAGAAGGCGGCAGTGGCGTTTATTCAGAGCCGCCAGCAGGCCGGTGGGCAAGCTGCTTCTGAAGAAGAAATGCTGCAAATTGAAGGACTTACGGCACAGTTTATTGCTGAAGGCATGCAGATGCTCAAGCAGTTGTCTCAGCAAGTCTCTGGTCAGGGGCCCGATCCGCTGGTACAGCTTAAAGAGCAAGAGCTTCAGATCAAGGCGCAAGCCGAGCAGGCGGACGCACAATTGGATCAGGCCAAGCTCAGTCTTGAGGCGTCAGGTCAGCAGATGCGGGCTAATCAGTTCCAGCAGCGGCTGGCTAGCCAAGAGCGGCAGACGCAGCAGCGGATTGATGCTGCAATGCAGCGTGAGTTACTTAAACAGCAGAATGGGGGTTCTCCACAATGAAAAATCGTTCAGTAAAAGTAAACGGCTCTGCGCCTAAAGATCCGCCTAAAGCGGTTGAATATGCTGATATTGCTGGTCAGGGTCGCGTACCTTACGGCAAGACTGCTGTTCCTCCGATGGCGGGTAACAAGATGCGTAAGATGAAAATGCGTGGGGCTGGTGCCGCGATCAAAGGCACGAGCTACATGGGCTGTTAAATGCCTCTGAAAAGAGGCAAACGCGCGATAGGCTCTAACATAAAGCAGCTAAAGTCTGAGGGGTATCCCCAGAACCAAGCTGTTGCTATCGCCCTGTCGAAGGCTGGAGAGGACAAGGTAACGCGGATGGCGCGTGGGGGCGTGGTTAAGGGCTTTAGCCCCATAGCGCGTCCGCAGCGCTTTAAAGGCGTGTTCTAGGTGCGCCTATGGAGGGGGCCATCGATATACGTCTCATCGTCACCTTGGGCGGGATTTTGTTCAGTGTGGCGGGTGCAGCAGCAGTTGGAAAGATGCAGATTAAGGTCATTCAAGATACATTGAATGACATTGAAGCGCGTCTACGGAAAATAGACCAGCGGATAGATACGTTGGAAAACGGCGAAGGTGTGGTCAAGCAGCGGCTTGATATACTTGCTCAGATGAACAGCCCTGAGAATTTGCGCCGAGACCACATGGAATTGGCTCAAATTAAGTCTGACATTGCTTATTTAAAAGCAGAATCGGACAGGATGCACAAGATCCACAACGGAGTGCATCCGCCTGTAGCAAATACGAGGACGGCGCAATGAATTTCAATTTGCAGTCGGTTATAGGTGCGCTAGCACCTGTTTTATTTGCAGCGGTAGGTTATTTGATTGTCAGCTTGAACGATCTAGAGAACCGTATACAGAAATCAGAAGGCTATCTAATGCTTTTGGTTACGCCACAGGGGGAAATTGTGGCATCACCGGCAAACAGTATTGCTCGACAAAAGCTTAGAGAGGACTTTATGGTATTTATCCATGACCATGAAGTTAGATTGAAACTGTTGGAGGCTAAAAAAAATGACGGAGAACACTGATAACGTACCCGATAAAGCAGCTTATCAGGTAAATAGAAGGCTCATGTGCTGGGCTGCTTTGGGCATGATGATGGCAGTCGTTGTGTGCTTTTTAATTGACCCGCAAAAATACGGTGGATCAGAGCTTGGGCCTATTTTCTACGGCTTGTCCGGCCTCGTCGCTGTGTATTTTGGTGCCACTTCATTTCAGCAGGCTAAAAAATGATATCTTTACTAGGAACTTTACTCGGCTTCGGGACTTCTATAGTTCCGGAGATATTGGGATATTTCAAGCAGCGTCAGGCTAATCAGCAAGAGTTGGACATGCTTGAGGCTAAAGCTAAGTATGCCGACAAGTTGTCGGAGCTTAAAATAAAGGAGTTGGACGCGCAGGCCGATATAGTCGAGTCGCAGTCTATATATAGCCATGATTCTAACTTGGATTCTGGAAAATTTGTCAACGCTCTGCGCGGTAGTGTTCGTCCCATTATTACTTATGCCTTCTTCATCTTGTTTGCGACGGTCAAAGGGGTCACGCTATACACGATGGTAAGCCAAGAGGGTGTAGACTTAGCTGCGGGATTAGTTGCTGTTTGGGATAGCGAAACGCAGGCTATTTTCAGTGCAATTATCGCATTTTGGTTTGGTAACAGAGCCATGAGCAAAGCTAGAGCAAGGGTAGGCAAATAATGGCAAAAACATCCGTGGGGACGACATGGCGTCCTATCCCAGTAAAAAAGAAAACCTCTATTGGCCAATCTCCATTGAGTCGCCCTGCCAATAAACATAAAAGGCAGAATTGGAAAAGATACCGCGGACAAGGGAAGTAAATATGTCTTTTAAGTTATCTCAGCGTAGTTTGGATCGTTTAGAGGGCGTCGATGAGCGCCTCGTGACAGTTGTTAAGTATGCCATTTTGGAAACCAAAATAGATTTTGGGGTTATTCAGGGTCTGCGTACTCTTGAAGAACAAAAGGAAATGGTGGCTAAAGGCGTCAGTCAGACGTTAAAATCCAAGCACGTTGAGGGTAAAGCCGTCGATTTGATGGCGTATGTCGGTTCTAGAGGCTCTTGGGAGCTTAATTTATATGATGACGTGGCTGACGCCATGAAGAGAGCCGCAGAGGTTTGTGACGTTGGCATCCGGTGGGGATGTGCTTGGCATATTTACGACATCCGGAAGTGGGACGGAACAATGGAAGAAGCGATGAACGCATACATTGATCTTCGTCGCTCAGAGGGCCGTCGCCCGTTTTTAGATGGGCCTCATTTTGAATTAGCATAAATTTATAGTTTCTCCTAGCATCTCCTATATTATATGTGCTAGGGTGCACTATACGTTATGCGATAAACTGTGGGGACTTAATGGATGAGATAAAAATAGCCGAAGCGGTGTTTCGGATTTTCCGTGAACGTCGCCAAGGTTGTGTCGATTATATGTTGAATGGCAATGTAAAATCGATGGAGCATTATCGTGAGCTTATGGGCAATCTTGAATGCCTTAATCACGTGGAACAGGAACTCAAGAGCCTGCTAGACAAACAGGAGCAAAGTAATGACTGAAGCGCAAGAAGTAGACCTTGATAGTGTAGCCGAGGGAGTCGCGAACCTCGCAGAAGCTTACAAGGATGTCACTGACAAGGTATTAGACCCCGAGAAAATCGGTGGTTCTCTCCTAGAACGGATGCCAAGCCCAACGGGCTGGCGTTTGCTAATCCTGCCATACCGCGGAAAAGGTAAGACCGACGGCGGTATATATCTACCCGATGCGGTGGTTCAGGAGCAAACAGTATCCACGCAGGTTGGTTATGTCCTCAAAGTAGGACCTCTGGCTTACAAGGACACAGAGAAATTTCCCTTTGGTCCGTGGTGCGAGCAGGGTAATTGGGTGATGTTTGCCCGATATGCTGGTTCGCGTTTCAGAATTGATGGTGGTGAAGTCCGCATCTTAAACGATGACGAGATTTTGGCACGTATTAATGAACCTGAAGACATTCTGCATTTCTAGGAGATAATTATGGCAGAAGCACAAGAATTAGAAAACGAAGACCAGATTGAGTTAGATTTGGGCGAAGACGCGGAAGTAGATCTTGCGTCTAATGATGATGTCGAAGCATCATCTGATGACGATAACTTTGATAAGGCAGAAAGCGCCACACAAAAGCGTATAGACCGCCTGACAAAGAAAATGCGTGAGGCTGAACGCCAGCGCGAAGAAGCTTTAAGGTACGCTCAAGGCGTACAAACAGAAGCGCAGAAGTTAAAAGCACGCATGGATGCTTTGGATACAAGCTATGTGTCTGAGTACAGCAGCCGTGTAGAAACGCAGATGGCTACTGCCGAGCAGGATCTTGCCAGAGCTATTGAAATGGGCGACACTAACGGTGTTGTCGAAGCTCAACGCAAAATTACAAAGCTGGCTATTGAAAACGATAGAGCTCAACAAGCAAAAGTTCAGCAAGAAAGGTACGCTCAACAAGCACGGGCGCAGCAAGAAGCGCGTGTTAACCAGCCAATGCCGCAGCAACAACCGCGTAGGCCGGACCCGAAAGCAGAAAGATGGGCCCAAAGAAACGCTTGGTTTGGTGAAGACGAAGCCATGACGTATGCCGCGTTTGGTATCCACAAAAAGTTGATCGAAGACGAGGGGTTTGACCCGCAGTCCGATGACTATTATACTGAGCTTGATAGACGTATGGCGGGAGAGTTCCCACATAAGCTGTCAAACGGTGGAAGTAAACGGCCCGCTCAGACGGTTGCTTCTGTATCCCGCAGTTCTGGGCGCAGTAGTGGGAAAAAGGTTAGACTCACCCCTAGCCAAGTCGCGATAGCGAAGAAATTGGGTGTGCCGCTTGAAGAATACGCGAAATACGTGAAGGAGTAAGTGAGATGGCTGAAGAACAAAACGAAATGTTTGAAGGCGGAATCAAACGTGCTTCTCGCGCAAACCAATCTAGGGAGAAGACGGCAAGGCGTAAGCCGTGGGCTCCCCCGTCTATGCTAGACGCACCACCTGCACCGGATGGTTTTAAGCATCGTTGGATCAGGGCTGAAACCCGTGGTTTTGACGATACTAAAAACGTAAGCGCTAAAATGCGTGAAGGCTGGGAACTGGTTCGTAAGGACGAGTACCCGGACTTTGAGGCCCCGGTAGTTGATTCAGGTAAATACGAAGGTGTGTTTGGAGTAGGTGGACTTGTTCTTGCACGGATTCCGTTGGAAACAGTAGCAGAAAGAACGGCTTATTTCTCTGAAAGAAACCGTGACCAGTTGCAAGCTGTTGACTCCGACATGATGCGCGAGAACGCACATTCAACCATGCGGATCAGCAACGCTGATCGGCAATCTCGTGTAACCTTTGGCGGCCCACAACGATAAGGGGTCGCCCTGATTGGAGAAAAACAAATGGCAAACCAAGATACTGCCTTTGGTCTTCGTCCTATCGGGCTCAATGGCGCAGGTGCTAATACTACTGGTGTAACTCAATATGAGATTGCAGCTACCAACACAAACGCGATATATCAGTATTCGCCAGTAATTCCTCTGGCTGCTGGTGTTATCGATATTGTTGGTAATGCTAACGGTGGTACAGTTCCTGCTCTCGGCGTCCTGATGGGTGTAGAGTATGTAGATAGCTCTTCAGGTAAGAGCGTCTGGAAAAACTACTGGCCCGGTGCGAACAACGTAAGCGTTGACACGAATCATCCTGTCAAAGCTTTTGTTGCAGACAACCCTAACCAGTTGTTTATGGTTGCTGCTGATGGTAGCTCGACAGACCGTGCAACAGCACTGTCAAATATCTTTGCTAACGCATCTTTGGCAACAGCTACTTCCGGTTCAACATCAACCGGTCGTTCCACTGCTGAACTCGATATTTCTACTGTTGCCACCACGGCAACTCTGTTCATGCGTGTTGTAGGTCTTACCGGCGATATAGCCAATCTTGACTACGATGCCGCAGGTGTGAACTATGTAGTTCGGTTCAACTTCCACCACAACGCGCCGGTTGCAGCTTCGGCTTCGCAAACGACTTCGTTGTCTACTGGCATTTAAGGAGGGGATAGACAATGGCTATTTCTCGCGCACAACTAGCGAAAGAGCTTGAGCCCGGCCTGAATGCCTTGTTCGGTCTTGAGTATGATCGCTACGAAAATGAACATGCGGAGATCTTCGACGAAGAGTCTTCGGATCGTGCATTTGAGGAAGAAGTGATGCTCGGTGGGTTCTCAACGGCACCTGTTAAAGGCGAAGGCGCTGCCATCAACTTTGACGACGCTCAAGAGACATACACCGCTCGGTACACACACGAAACAATCGCTCTGGCCTTCTCAATCACTGAGGAAGCTATCGAGGACAACTTGTATGACCGTTTGGCATCGCGTTACACCAAGGCTCTGGCCCGCTCTATGGCTCAGACCAAGCAAATCAAAGCTGCCGCAATCCTGAACAATGCGTTCACTGCGGGTGCTTCTGCAATTGGTGACGGTGCAGCTCTTTGCTCGACTGCTCACCCATCTTTGTCCGGTAACCAGCGCAACAAGCTGTCTACCGCAGCAGACCTCAACGAGACTTCTCTTGAGCAAATGCTGATCGACATTGCTGGTCTTACAGACGAGCGCGGCCTCAAGATTGCCGTTCGTGGTACGAAGCTGATTATCCCGAAAGAACTGCAATTCATTGCAGAGCGGGTTCTCAACTCGAACCTTCGTCCGGGAACAGCCGACAATGATGCAAACGCCATGAAGAACATGGGTATGCTTCCAGAAGGAGCGGTTGTAAACCACTTCTTGGTCGATACCGATGCCTTCTTCATTAAGACGGATGCACCAAACGGCTTCAAGTACTTCAACCGTTCGCCTATTAAAACGGCAATGGAAGGGGACTTCGATACCGGTAACATGCGTTTCAAAGCCCGTGAGCGTTACAGCTTCGGTGTTTCTGATTGGCGCAGCGTGTTCGGCACCGAAGGTGCATAACACGGTCTCCTATCGAGACGGGAGGGGCGGCTTCTTGCCGCCCTTTCTTTTTTACTGTATATTTTTTTTATCCTGACAGACGCATGGTGCGTCTGACACTAGCCACGACAGGAGTACAAAATGGCTACTACAACTTTTTCCGGTCCTATTAAGGCTGGGTCTATCCGCGAAGGCGCATCTGCCAACGTGGGCTTTGTTTTGATGGCGCAGAGCGCAAACGTAGTTTTTGGTGCAAACGGCACTGAAACTGTTGTTGCTACTGTTCCTGCAAACAGCCAAATTTTCCAGATCACCGTAGACGTAACGACTGCATTTAATGCAGGTACAACCAACACATTCGACATTGGCGATGGCTCAACCGCTGACCAGTATGCAGACGCACTAGCGGTTGGCGCACAGGCACGTGTTCTTGCTACATCTGATGTGTCTCAAATCGGTAATCTAATTGATATCGGTACATCCGATGTTAATGTTACAGTTACTTACAATCAGACAGGCACGGCAGCTTCTGCTGGTGCAGCAACGGTAACAGTTCTGTATCTACAAAATAACAACCTCTCGTAAATAGGAGGCTGTTATGGCTGGTTCTGACGTAAAAGCGAAGCGTTTAGCTGCCACAGGCTCTGCCGGTGTTGGCCCTGCGCGTATTCGTCAGATACAAGTTTTGACCGCAACAGGCACCCCGCGTTTGACTATTACTGACGGTAATGGCGGCGCGACGGTGCTTGATTTGGACTTTCTTGCATCTGATTCTCACTCAGTAAACATTCCAGCGGAAGGTATACGGGTATCGGACATTTATGTCTCAACCTTTACTGCTTGCACCGCCATGACTGTTTTCTACAACTAAAAGGAGGCTCAAATGGCACGTGAAGTAAGCTCTATCACTCGCATAGGGACTTCAGAGCCGTTTGAGCTTCAAGTTGCCCGCGGCCAAATATCCTTCCACAAAACTATTTTTAAGTTTGGTTACAACCCTGTTGTTGGAGCTACAAAAGAAACCATTTGGGAACAAGGTGGTTTATATTCCTACCCCGCATCAGCCACAGTAATGACTGTATCAAGCAGTTCGGCTAACGACACTGCCGCAGGAACGGGTGCAAGAACAGTAGAGATTTTTGGCCTAGACGCTGATTACAACGAAATAAACGAAGTTGTCACATTAAACGGACAAACGGCTGTTAATACGACAAAATCTTATCTGCGTATAAATCGCGGCATTGTTCGCAGTGCAGGTAGTGGTGGCGCAAACGCGGGCGTAATCTACGCTGGTACAGGAACAGTAACTTCTGGGGTTCCTGCTAATATTTACCTGACCATAAATGGGGATGGTGATAACCAAACATTGATGGGTCTTTGGACAGTTCCCGCAGGATATACAGCGTTCCTTACAAAGATGTCTTTATCTACAGGCACCTCAACGCAAACACCTGCTATTCTAAATGCTTCTCTTGTTGCTAGGCCATACGGAGAAGTATTTCAAATAAAAGAAAGATTTACTCTTACGGATGGCGCACACGAACAGTTTTATACTTTCCCGTTAAGGTTTACAGAAAAAACAGACTTAGAGATGAGAGCATTTTCTTCTTCAGGGTCGGTTAGCTTTAATGTCTCCGCGTCAATGGAGTTTGTTTACATTCAAAACGGGAGTAATTTGTAGTGGCTGAACGCAAAAAAGCCAAAATGCCTCCCCGCAACAAGAAAAATTTTCGCCCTACTGAAAAAGGGGCGGGAATGACTAAGGCTGGAGTAGCCGCATATAGACGCGCAAACCCCGGATCAAAGTTAAAGACCGCTGTAACTGGCACGGTCAAAAAAGGTAGTAAGGATGCAAAGCGTCGTAAATCTTTCTGTGCGCGTTCTGCCGGACAAATGAAAAAATTTCCAAAAGCGGCTAAAGACCCAAACAGCCGTTTAAGGCAGGCTCGTAAAAGATGGAAGTGTTAAGATGACTAGACCCACGGTTGCTGACTTAGACAAAAAAGTAGAAGTAATCTCCACTGTTTTAAATCGGTTAGAAACAAACCACCTAGCTCATATGCAAAAGGACATAGATCGTTTGGATGTTAAGGTTTGGGCTATTCTTGGGGGTATTGCTCTGCAACTTGCGGCGACAGTCATAGCGTTAGTAGCGGTGCTGGCATGACAAGAGTTAGTTTAGGTGCTGGATCTTCCGCGAGAAAAAGCAAAATAGTTCGTAAAAAAAAGGGTGGAGTTATTTGCCCTGAAGGTAAAGCATGGGCTAAAAGAACTTTTGATACCTACCCGTCAGCTTATGCTAATTTAGCCGCCTCTAAATATTGTAAAGACCCTAATTACGCCAAAAAGGCTAAAGGTGGTAAAAGAAAGGGTAAGTAATGGGCAGCTTAAAGGAGTGGTTAGATGATGATTGGGTGCGAATTGATAGCGCGGGTAACATCGCTGGTCCGTGCGGTACATCGAAGAATAAAAGAAATCCTGATAGATGTTTACCTAGAAATAAGGCTCAAAGCCTATCAAAGTCGGAACGCGCTGCAACGGCTCGTAAGAAAAAGCAAGCGGGAGCTAAAGGGCAGCAGGTTGTGGAGAATACTAAAGCTGCCAAGGTAAGGAAAATGGCTTTAGGGGGCGCGGTTGGCTACGAAAGTAAGCCAAAACGCCCTTTCCGCGGCACTAGTATACCCGGAACGGCTGTAGCTAGGGGTTGTGGCAAGGTTATGAACGGTCGCCGCAAGCGGACAAAAGGCTCGGTAACACAAGCATGAAGAATACGCGGTTTTACATAGGCAAGGAACAGGAGATATGCCAAGAGATTTTGGCGTGGTCTGCTCATACCTTGCAGAAACCAAATCCGTTTTATAACGGTCTTCCGCCGTGCCCGTATGCCCAAAAAGCTTGGGAAGATCACAAGGTAGCGATTTTGTTTAAGTATGACACTAACTTGCAGTGTTTATATAGCACCATATCTCAATGGGAAGACACGTTTGATCTAGTTATCATAGTAGATATGGTCTTTGATAAAGACCCGGATGATTTTCACGACTATCTAGAAATGCTAAACGATGCCATATCCGAAGGGGTTTTTATTGACAGGGATATTTGGTTGATGGGCTTTCATCCTCACGATGAACCCAATGATTTCATTGACGATAGCTCTTTTATGCAGATGGTAGACGACGAATACGCAATGATTTTTGTTCAGCGTTTGTCTAAGATACAGGAAGCAGCAGACAAACTCGAACAAAAAGGGTATTATGATAATTACTTGGAAGAGTATGACGCGGAACACATCTTCCAAACCCGCAAAGAGTTATATAGGAGACTTCAGCAATGGCAATGAAACCACGTAAAGTTAAGAAAATGCGCGGCGGCGGCATGGTCAAAAAGATGCGCGGCGGTGGAATGGTTAAGAAAATGCGCGGCGGTGGAATGGTTAAGAAAATGCGCGGCGGCGGCATGGTGAAGAAGAAGTAAGATGGCTACTTCTGGAAGCACAAATTTTGAGCTAGATGTCGCCGATTATGTAGAGGAGGCGTTTGAGCGTTGTGGGCTTGAGGTTCGTACTGGTTACGACCTTAAGACTGCGAAGCGTTCCTTGAATTTGATGCTTGCGGAATGGGCAAACCGTGGTCTAAACGCATGGACTATAGCCCAAAGAAGCCAAGCCTTAACGCAAGGTACGGGTGATTATAACCTTGGGACGGATGTTATCGACATCTTGTCTGTAGTGGTACGCCGTAGTGGAACAGATTATGCGCTAGAACGGATTAGCCGGGACAGCTATTTGTCTATTCCAACCAAAACTACACAAGCTAGACCATCTCAGTTCTTTTTAGATCGTCAAATCACACCTGTTTTAAAACTCTGGCCGGTTCCAGAGAACAGCACGGATGTGGTATACTATGATGCTCTGACACGAATGGATGACGCGGACGATTTTACGAATACAATGGAAGTACCCTTCCGTTTGTATCCGTGTTTGGCTGCGGGTCTTGCCTATTATATTTCCATCAAGAGGGCTCCTAACAGAGCACAACTCTTGAAGGCGATGTATGAGGAAGAGTTTGAAAGGGCGATATCAGAAGATCGTGACAGGGCTTCTTTTAACATTGCCCCTGACGTAGGTTATTTTAGGGTTTAAACATGGCGCGATTTGCTACAGGTAAAAACTCTTATGCTATATCTGACCGCTCCGGATTACGGTATCGGTATCAAGATATGCGTAGAGAGTGGAACGGTTTACTTGTCGGCAAGGATGAGTGGGAGCCTAAACAACCACAGTTAGAGCCATTTCCTAAAGTTACCGACCCGCAGGCATTGAAAAATGCAAGACCGGATCGTGTAGAGCCAATGGACGTTCCCGTTGGAGGTGGTGGCTATCCAGATAGAGGCGTGGCAACAAGACTTATCGGGTCTGTGGGCCGTGTAACGGTGGTGACATGAGTTTTACGCTGACACAGTTGCAAGACGCAATTAAGGACTACACAGAGAATCAGGAGACGACTTTCGTCAACAACCTGAATGTTTTCATTCGTGGCGCAGAAGAGCGTATTTTTAAGAGTGTGCAGCTCAACTTTTTTAGGCGCAATCAAACAGGTACGCTGACTGTAGGAAACAAGTTTTTAAACTGCCCCTCTGATTTTCTGGCACCGTATTCGTTGTCGATAATCAAAGCCGATGGGAATAACGAGTTTTTAGAGTACAAAGACGTAAATTTTCTTCAAACGGCTTATCCAAACCCTTCTTCTACTGGGACACCTCGGTATTATGGTTATTTTGATGTCTCTAATTTCATTGTTGCTCCAACTCCTAGTGCCGCTTTGACCGCAGAGCTTCATTACTACTATCGGCCAGCCAGCCTTACCGCAGGCGCTGGTGGTGGTACGACATGGCTTAGTGTCAATGCACCAATTGCAATGTTGTATGGTTCTTTAGTTGAGGCTTATACCTATATGAAGGGTGAGCAGGATATCATACAGAATTATTTGTTGCAGTTTCAGGAGTCTATTGGACGCCTCAAGAACTATGGTGAAGCGCTTGAAGATACGGATGCGTATCGCACGGGGCTTATCATTAGGGAGAAAATCTAGTGTTTAGCTTTAAAATGGAGCTTTCGGATGAGCCGTTTGTAACGGTTCATACTACGGAAAACCGTGGATTTACCCCGGAAGAAGTAGCAGAGCGTTGCGCTGCAAAAATAATATCGGTTTCGGATAGCGCACATCCGGGCATCCGTGATCAGGCTCGTGCTTTTCAGAAGCATATTGAAAAGGTAGTCGCTCACTATATGCGGGAGGCTATCCGGAGTGACCGAACTACGGTATATAATAACCTGAAGGATGCAGGGCATCCTGAATTAGCTGATGCGATAAGGAGACTGTAAACATGGCTATTACACAGGCAATGTGTACGTCCTTCAAGCAAGAATTGCTTGAAGCTCAACACGATTTTCGTACAACAGGCCATACTTTTAATATGGCGTTGTACACAAGTTCAGCTACACTGGACGCCTCAACTACGGACTATTCTGCAACTAACGAGGTTAGCGGAACCGGTTATAGTGCAGGTGGGCAGGCGCTGACTAATGTGAACCCAACCACTAGTGGCACGACAGCGTTCACCGACTTTGCGGATGAAACTTGGACCACTGCTTCTATTACCGCACGGGGCGCAATCATCTACAACACAACTACAGGCGGTGGTGTAAGCACCACGGATGCGGTGTGTGTTTTAGATTTTGGTGCTGATAAGACCTCGACCGCTGGTGATTTCACTGTTCAGTTCCCAACTGCGGACGCATCTAACGCCATTATCCGTATAGCCTAACGGAGATCCGTTATGGCTATCATTGCCGGTTGGGGCCGGGGCACATGGTCGAGTGGAACGTGGGGTGAGCCTATCCCCGTTGAGCTTACCGGGGTCTCAGCCACCGGAGCAATCGGTAGTGTCAGCGTTGTAGCGGAAGCTAATGTCCCGGTTACGGGGTTACAGGCAACAGGTAATGTAGGCAGCGTCACAGTCTCCGCTGATGCAAATGTTGCTGTAACCGGAGAAGCGGGAACCACCGGATTAGGTTCTGTAACTGTCGTAGCGGAAGCCAACGTGGCGGTTACAGGTGTTGCCGGTACAGGTAATGTAGGCAGCGTCACGGTAGCAGCGGATGCAAATGTCGCTGTTACTGGACTTGAAGGCACTACAGCTCTAGGCAGTGTTGCAGTCTCCGCTGATGCAAATGTTGTTGTAACCGGCCTTTCAGCTACGGGTGCGGTTGGTACGGTTAGTGTAACAGGAGACGCTATTGTTCCTGTTACCGGCCTTTCAGCTACGGGTGCGGTTGGTTCCGTAACGGTTGTCGCTGACGCTATTGTTCCTGTTACGGGATTACAAGCTACAGCGGGGTTAGGAAGCGTTGCCGTAGTCGCTGATGCAAATGTAGCGGTTACAGGTGAAGAAGCAACAAGCGGTTTAGGTACGGTTACTGTAGCTGGGGGTGCTGTCATACCAGCTACAGGATTGCAAGTAACTGCAAATCTTGGTACTGTAACAGCAAAAGCAGACGCAAATGTAGCGGTCACAGGCGTGTCTGCAACAGGAGAAATAGGCAACGTCTTCATTTGGAGTCAAATTATACCGAGCCAGAACCCAAGTTGGGGAGGAATTTCGCCCTCGCAGTCGCCAAGCTGGACAGAGACGACACCATCTCAGACGCCAAACTGGACGGATATTGCCGCATAGGAGACATAAATGCCCAGTGTGTTTACTACCAACTTTGCGATAGAGCAACCGGCTACTGGTGAACAGTCCGGTACGTGGGGCACTACGACCAATTACAACTTTGATATTTTTGACCGTTTAGCTGGTTTTAAATCGGTTACGCTTTCCAGCACCAGTTCTACCCTTACCGTTCGGCCCTCTACCCCTTCACAAGGCGCAAGTAACGTCGAAGATGGTATGTTTAGGGCTATTAAGTTTGTGGATGGTGGTGATCTAGGTGGTACTGTCACACTTACTGTTGGTCCGAACACGTCTGCGGCGTTTTTCCTTTTCCAAAACGCGCTTTCTGGTAGCCGAGACATTACTGTAACACAGGGTTCTGGTGGTAATGCTACCATAGTAAACGGTCAAACGGCTATCGTTTATTGCGATGGCGCAGGAGCAGGGGCTCTTGTTTATAGTTTAGGTGATAATTTAGCTATGTCGAACGCTAAAATCACAGGTGGTTCAATTACAGGTATCACCGATTTAGCGGTAGCGGACGGTGGTACGGGGGCAAGTACGGCTGCTGCCGCCCGCACCAATTTAGATGTAGACCAAGCTGGTACAGCGGTCGCACTGGCAATAGCACTGGGGTAATGTAGATGGCTAATAGCTTTAAACGCAAACTCTCTCGCAGCATTGGCACATCGCTTACTGCTGTAGGTTCTTATACAGTACCGTCTTCGACGGAGGTGACTGTTATTGGACTGGATTTGGCTAACCGGACGGCTAGTCAGATACTTGTTGATGTCACGCTCAATGACGCATCGAATGACACATACTTGATTTACCAAGCGCCTATACCAAGCGGCGGCTCGTTAGTCGTGGTCGGCGGCGATCAGAAAGTGGTACTTGAGGTAGGTGACAGTATTAAAGTAAAATCAGATACGGCTAGTTCTGTAGATGTTGTGATGTCGATTCTGGAGATCACCTGATGCCTTATTTAGGTAATGCCCCGGCGGAAGCCTACTCACAAATAAGCTACCAAGACCTAACAGGTGGTTCTGGTACGAGCTTCACGCTCGACTACCCCGCAGGTAGTGCTGGTGAGATCGAAGTTTTCGTTAATAACGTCAGACAGGAGCCTACTGTAGCATATACGGTATCCGGCACTTCGCTGACTATGACCGGAAGCATTGCCGCTACTGACGATTTCTATGTGGTGTTTCAAGGTAAAGCCCAGCAGACCATAGGCATACCTGAGAAGCAAGCTAACGGCGATTACAATTTTGATAGTAATACGCTGTTTATTGATTCTAGCGCAAATAATGTTGGTATTGGGACAAGTTCGCCTAACAGCAGTTACAAATTAGATGTAAATGGAGCAGGTTATTTCAATTACACAGTAGTAGATAACGGCGGGGCTTATAATAGTTTTTCCGGAGCCTCTGGAATAAGTTTTTCAAGTCTAGGCTTAGTTCCTACTGACAACACTGGTAGTCCGACCAACGGTATACATGATTTAGGCAGATCAACTAATAGGTGGAAAGACCTCTACCTCTCTGGCGGTGCGTATCTCGGCGGGACAGGCTCGGCTAACTATCTGGATGACTATGAGGAGGGGACTTTCACGCCTACTGCTAACAACGGAACTCTTACAGTTGATAGAGCGTCGTACACTAAGATTGGAAATTTAGTATTTATACAGATATCTAATATAGTTTTATCTGATTACACTTCAACTTCAAGTTTGCAAATTGGTGGCCTTCCGTTTGCTTCTTCAGCGGCATCTGGAACTTCCGCTATAGGTACTATTCTGGCTCAGAATAGAGATACTAATACTGCCATATCTACTTTTATATCCGCTAATGTATCTTACATAAGATTTTATGAAAACAGTGATACCTCTGGATATACTTCTCTTAGTAACGCCGCTTTGTTTAGTAATTCTGCCAATAGTATGTATTTGGCTATAACGTATCAAACTGATAGCTAACCTAATAACCCAGCAAGAGTTGGGTCGGACAGTCCAAGCCATAGGAGATAAAAAATGGCACTAACAGAGAGAACAGTTGAAGACAAAATTGAAATCGTTGGCGACTACAAGCACATTCAGGTGCGTACAGCCACGGTCATCGAGCGCGACGGTGTAGAAATCAGCCGTAGCTTTAGCCGCCATGTGGTATCCCCCGGTGACGACGTATCCGGTGAAAGCGCAGAGGTTCAAGCCATCGTAGCCGCTGTCCACACTGCTGAAGTCATCGCTGCATACCAAGCACACGTAGCTAGTAGCCAACTCGGAGAGTAACCAATGTCCAAAGCCCGTGATCTAGCTGACGGTACGTTCGACACAGATTTGACAGTTAGTGGCGCAAATCCAAACATAGATGTTGCAGACACTGGAACTTCTCACGCAAGTCAAGACTTTTTGTCAAATAGTAGTGCGGTTCGCGCAACTATAGGTGTGGAGCAAAGCGCTGGAGGTGGTTTGTTTGTTGGATCATCTGGATATGCAGCCGTATTCGGAACTGCCAGTTCTGGCAGCACTGAATTTGCTACAAATAATAATGTTCGCATGGCCATCGACAGTGCCGGTAACGTAAAAGTATCTAACGGTGTTATATATCTCGATGATAACGGTAGCCACAATGGAATCATAAATGCACCCGCATCACTTTTTGTAAACATAGATAGCGATAACACTTCCTCTGGTGAAGACTTCATTATTGGCTCAGACAGAACAAGCACGTCTGGTGGTAAAGAATTGTTACGCATGTCTGGTGGTGAAGCACTTACGCTAACAAATACAAAGACAGGCGTTACTAGTAGTGCAATGGTCTTTTCTAATACTCAAGCAAGTGGTGCTTATCGAGT